CGGCGGGCTGGGCCACGGCCGCCGGGCCCGGCTGGGCAGCGAGGCCCGTCGTGCAGGAGATACACTACCATTACCACGAGGCCCCCGGCGTCACGCCGGAGGCGAGGGCCAGCCTGCGGCAGGACTTCGAGGCCATGGAGCTTTACGCCAGGTTGCGCTACAGGTAGGGAAGATGGACTTCTACTGGATCGACCCGGGCGGCAACGTGACGCAGCTGGGCCAGACGTCCAGCACCAAGGTGAAGGAATGGAGCGGGCTGGGAATGGCCCCCTTGGAGCACTTCGTCCAAGGCTTGCCTTGGGAGCACCGCCGCTACCACCGTGGGCTCAAGTTCAAGCCGCGCGTGGTGCAGCTCGCCGTCTGGGACTTTCGGGCTACGGCCAGCGAGCAGGACGCCCGCCAGACGGCGCTGCTCGCGGCCCTCAACCCCGACAGGGGCGAGGGCACGCTCAAGATCGTCCTCGACGACGGCACGATTCGCTATTTGGACTGCTACGTTCAAGAGGGCCCGGACTTCGCCAGTAGCGACAGGCCGCGCTGGGGCGGCTCGCAGTTCTACACCGTGCGCTTCGTGGCCCTCGATCCTTTCCTCTACGATCCCGACCAGAAGAGCGCCAGCGCCAGCTTCAACGGCAGCACGGCGGTGACCTTCACCTGCGCGAACGGCGGGCATATTGATACCTACCCCATTATCACTCTCAGCGGCCCGGTCACTAACCCTAAAGTCACGCTGGTCGCCACGGGCGAATATATCGAGCTCAGCTACGACTTGGCGTCGGGCGACACGATCACCATAGACTGCGAGGCGGGGACGATCTACCTCAACGGCTCGACCGACCTCATTGACAAGCTCACAAAGCCCAGCACGTTCTTCTCCTTGCCGCGCGGCTCGCAGATCTTGAAGCTCACGGCCTCGGCGGGCACCGGCTCGGCTACCGTGGCCTGGTACGATAAATTCTTGGGCTTAGGAGGGTAAGGAAATGCCAGCGACGGTGAAGATTTACAGCTACCACGGCTCGACCCCTTCGGGGTCGGACGTGACGGACAGCACCATCCGCTTCAAGACGGCGGACAACGACGCGCAGGATACGTCCAACCCGATTGTCATCCCCGATTCGGGCACCAACTACAGCTACATCAAGCAGCTTGCGCTCTACGCCGAGACCTCGCCGAGCGGCACGATAGACAATGTCAAGTTCTACGGCCCCGGCAGCTTGGGCTGGACGGGCTGCGGCTGCTACGTGACCACGAGCTCGACCTACACCGACCCGACGACCCAGCAGGACACGGCCCTCTCGGGTTGGACGGACAACTTCGGCAGCTACACATCATCCAGCCCCCTGAGCGTGGCGGGCAGCATCAGCAACCCCGACACGGGCAGGGTCAGCGACTACGTCGTCCTGCAGCTCGGCGTGGAGAGCACGGCGGAACCCGGAGTGCAGTCGTCGGTGCAAATTACAATGCGCTACGACGAGACTTAGGCATAGCGAGCCGAATGCCATCGGCGGGAGGGAAGACGCAATACAATGCGCGACTGGTACGACTGGGAGGCTTGGGGCGAGGGGGGCTACAGGCTTCCCCGCTTCGGGCCCGATGGGGAAGAAAACAGTACGGCGCACATTGACCGAGAGCGGGTGCGGGCGGTCGTGGTGAAGCGCCGTCCCGACGGGCGCGTGCTGTTCGTCCAGCATGTTGACCCGTCGAAGGGCGAGCGCCTGATCGCCTTCGCCCGCGTTTACGTTACTTGCGGGAAAGGCGAGTTCCGCGTGTTCGTCGTCGGCTGGCAGCGCACTGTCGGGGGCAGGAACGTGAAGGTGCTCAACTATATCCTGCCCGATGGCACAGTGCACTCGTCGAGCAATGATGATTTGCCAGCAATCAATTTGATTGGGTTGATGGCCGTAAATCGGCCGAAGGAGGATAAATTATGCCAAAGCGCTTGAAGATCGTGAAGGTTCGCATTCGCCGAGGGGGTCCGAGCGAGGACATGATGGTGTATCCGTCTCGTTACGATGCGCAAGAAGTGGACCGCTGTGGCATCGGCCCGCTCAATCTCCAGAGAGGTGCTGGGGCCTACTCAGGCCACATCGGATTGGGTGGCGACGAAGAGTGGTGCCTCATTGCTTTGCCGCCCGATCTGGCCGCCGAGTACGCCAAAGATCCCGATATGGAGATCGTTACCGTAGACGAAGCCGATGCCCTCATGGAGGAGTGGCGGAAGTTTCGGGGCGAACCTGAGATTCTTATCAATGACCCGGACCGCCTGCGCCTGATTCACTTGAAGATAGCGAGGGGCCTCCAGCCCAGTCAGGAGGACCTGAAAGCGCTTGATCCCGACGACGACACGCCAGGCGTGGTGCGGCGGCTCTGGTCTCTGCGCAGGCTGGCCCAAAAGGCGGGGATTCAATTTGAGTAGAGTCTGTATTTCTATAGCTACAAAAGGTTACATCCGGGCCGAGACGGTGGAGTGGCTACTGGCCGAGTTCGTGCGGCTGGCCCCGAACGTTGAGGTGCACATCGTTTGCACCCGCAAGCCGCTCATGCATGCTCGCAACGAGCAGGTGTGGCGCTTCTTGGCCGGCCGTTGCACGCACCTATTCATCTTGGACAGCGATTGCCTGCCGCAGCCCGACACCATTCGGCGCTTGCTGGCCTATGGCAAGCCGATCATCTCGGCGCCGCACTCTTGCCTGATTAACGGCGAGCGCGGCCTGATGGTGGTTGACCCGGCCCCTAACGGGAAGGGTTATGTGCAGCATTATCCCCTACGGGGGCTTCAAGGCCCGAATGTGCGGGTGGGTTGCGGTGGCCTACTCATTGCGAGAGAAGTTTTTGAGACGTTGGAGCCGCCATGGTTCAAGTTTGAGTACGATAGGCGAGGATGCTTGAAGAAAGGTGAGGATTTTCACTTCTGCGAGAAAGCTTTGGCTGCCGGCTATGAGATATGGGCGCAGTGCGACCTTTGGCAGAAACACTGGTGTGGGGAGTGGATATAGATGGGCAATGTAATCAGTGCAGACTTTGATGCCGACAAGCATTACCGACACTCCGGATTTAGTTCGACAATCACGGATAGTTATACCTCGCCAGGGATTCAGCCTTGGGGTATCACTTGGGACGGCGACAATGTAATCAGCGCGGACCAAGATGCTGCTAAGCATTACAAGCACTCGGGATTCAGTTCTACAATTACTGCCAGCTATGCGTCCCCTGATATCGCTCCTAACGGTATCACTTGGGATGGCGACAATGTAATCAGCGCCGGCGGGGTCGCTTATAAGCATTACAAGCACTCTGGGTTCAGTGCGACGATCACCAATAGCTATTCAGCAACTAGATACGACACCGACGGCCTTACTTGGGATGGTAATAATGTAATCGGTACAAGCAGCGCTTATGATAAACATTGCAAGCACTCGGGATTCAGCTCTACCATTACGGCCAGCTATTCGACGCCGGCGAAAGAGCCTCGGGGCGTCACTTGGGATGGCGACAATGTAATCAGCGCGGACTTGGATGCCGATAAGCATTACAAGCACTCTGGGTTCAGTTCTACTATCACCGACAGCTACACCAGCCCGGGCAGCAGACCCATGGGCATCACTTGGGATGAGCGGTATGCAAACGAGCCGCCCTCCTCACCCACCTCCCTCTTGTGCGAGGGGCAGATAAACCCCACAGGCGTAACAGACTTCACGCCCGAATTCAGCGCCATCTATAATGATCCCGACAGCGGTGATATTGCCACGCACGCCCAAATCCAAGTAGATGATGATTCGAGCTTTGCTAGCCCTATTTGGGATAGTGGCTGGCTTGATATCTCCGATGTCACCGAGGGCAGCCGTTGTGCTGACATCAGCTACGCGGGGCCCGCGCTCAGCCTCAACGCGCAGAAGTACTATTGGCGCATCCGCTTTAAGGACGACGATGGGGCAGAAGGCAGTTGGAGCACCGAGGAAGCTTACTTCATCATGGCAGGGGAGCAGTCTTGCTCCTTGGACGCGCTGCTTAAGGGCGTCTACGATAGGCAGGTCCAGCTGGATGCGCTGCTCAAGCTGACGAGCACGCGCCAAGCCCAAGTGGACGCCGGCCTCAAGGGCACCTTAACAATTGAAACCAATCTGGACGCCAGCCTCAAGGGCACGCAGGTCCGGCAGGCCAGCTTGGACGTCGTGCTCAAGAAGCAGTACGAGCGCCAGGCCCAAGTTGACGCCGACCTCAAAGGCACGCTCGCGCGCCAAGCCCAAGTGGACGCCGATCTCAAGGGCACCCTAGCGGCCGGCGCCCTTCTCGACGCCCTCCTCAAGAAGCGCTATACGCGCCAAGCTGCCCTTGACGCCCAACTGGTCTGGCGGCTGACGGCCCAAGCCTCGCTGGACGCGCTTCTCCAAGCGACCTGCACCAAATCGGCCAGCTTGGACGCGCTGCTCAAGACCGTCGTCGCGAAGTCTTGCGCGCTAGACGCGCTCCTCCAGTCGGCCCCGCCTGAGCTTACTTGGGTCAACGTCTACGACTCCGACGGCAACCTCAAGGCCCGCGTCCGGGAGTGGCAAAGCTTGACCTACACCGTCCGCTCCAACAAGCCTGGCACCTTGGAGCTTAAGTTACACAAGGATGCTCAAGGCTTCGATTACTTAATGGACGGCAACCAGGTGGAGGTCTGGCGCAACGGGGAGGCAGTCTGGGCGGGGATCATCGTCTCTGAGGAGTTCGGCTACGACGAGGCAGGCGCGCCCTCGGCCTACCGCGTCATCGGCGCCTACGACTTCAACATCCTGCCCTACAAGCGCATAGTCGAGCGCCCGGCGGGCCAAGACCTGCGCTCCCACACGGGCAAGGTGGACGACGTGATGCGGCAGTTCGTTCGCGACTGCTTGGAGCCGGGCACCGCTTCGGCCAGCCGGGCCGTGACGGGCTTCTCCGTGGAGGCCGACCAGAGCCTGCATCCCGACACCAAGACCTTGGCGGGCGGCCCGAAGGATACCCTAGGCGGCCTCCTGGAGAAGTGGGCCGACGCCTACAGCGTGGATTGGTGGATCGAGGCCAGCTTGGGCACCTCGCCCAGCTACACCTTCAGGTGCAAGTACCCCCAGCGCGGCAGCGACAGGACCGACAGCGTCGTCTTCACCATCAACCGCAAGAACGTCACCAAGCTGCGCCTCTGGTCGGACAGCGTGGACAAGGCCAACTACGTTTACGTCGGCGGGCCCGGCGAGGGCGCGGCCCAGACGGTGCAGGGCTACTACAGCGGGAGCAGCGAGCCGACGGGCCTCGACCGCTGGGAGGCCTTCGTGCCCGCGCCCGACGCCCAATACGCCGACCAGCTCGAGGTTTACGGCGAGGCGTGGCTAGACGCCTACGGCCAACCCGTGACGGGCGTGGAGTTCGAGCTCGCGCCGAGCGAGGCCGCCAGGTGGCACTCCGATTGGGACGTGGGCGACCTGGTGACGGTCTACGACCCCTGGAGCAATACGACCCGCGAGGCCAAGGTAGAGGAGGTCACCGTCGCCATCGGCGAAGACGGCGTGGAGCGGATAAGCGTGGTCGTGGGCGACCCCAGGCCCAGCAAGTGGGAGCTCCTGCAGAGCCGCGTCGGGCCTTACTCCAGCTTCAACGACCAAGCCCCGCCCGACACGCCGACTGGCCTCAGCTACTCGACCGGCACTTACCAAGACGACCAGGGCGTCTGGCACGCCAAATTGGAGCTCGACTGGGACGACAACAGCGAGCTCGACTTGGCGGGCTACGTGGCGGAGATCAAGCGCAGCGGCGAGACCAAGTGGCAGGCTCAGCGGGTCACCGAAAGCGGGGCCGTCTTCGAGGGCCTGGAGCTGGGCGGCAGCTACTACGCCCGCGTCAAGGCGATTGACCGGGCGGGCAATGAGAGCAGCTACGCCAATTTCGCCGGGGGTTCAGCCATTCAGATGCCTACTGACACCTATGCCCCGGCAACGCCAACCGGCCTGACCGTTACCGCCGCCAAAAAAGCAATCGTTATCACAGTCGACAAGAACACCGAAAAAGATTGGGCGGGCAATGAGTTTCATGTTAGCACAACCTCAGGCTTCACACCCAACTCTTCCACCCTTGTATATTCGGGCAAAGCAACCTCGTATACTTATAATTGTCCAACTTATGACACGTATTACGTGCGCGTGCGGGCTTATGATACGAGCGGCAACTTTAGCGATTACACGGATGAGGCATCTGCTACCCCCGAACGGGTGGTCGGGATACAAGGCGACGTTGGCCCCAACACAATTCCTGACTCGGCTATCATCGAATGCGATTGGGCAAAGATTACCAATGTGACGATTGTAGACGCCGACATTCAGAATTGCAGCGTGAATAAGCTTACAACGGGAGGCTTGTCGGCAGAAATTACGGTTCAATCAGGAGGCAAGATTCAAGTCGGTGGCACATTCGTAATTGATGATACGGCGATAAAGGTTTATGGAGAGGGTTCTCTACGATTCTACAGTTCGGACGGAGCAACTTATCAGACGATTTATCATGACGGGGCGGAAATCCACGCCCAAGGGATGAGAGTTGACAGCACCATACAGGCCTATGGTGGCTTGGCAACCCACAGCACTGTGCGGCCCCAAACGGCAGACTCGGAGTATTGCGGGACAGATAGCCTATATTGGTATGTTGTGTCTTGCCATTACCTCCACGCAGATGGAATTGGAAGCCATCTGGACGGCGACGTGCTCTGTTACGATGACTTTCTTCCGAGCAGCGATAACGCGTATGATTGCGGGAACGCCTCCAGGCGCTGGGCGCTGGTTCGCGGCGTGACGGTCACAAGCGGCGACCTTGGGTTTGAGGAGAAGGTATGCCCTATTTGCGGTCGTGCGTTCAAGGAGGGAGACGAACTAGTTCTCCGCGTCAAGAAGGTCTTAGATGACCAGATTCTTACGGTTCCGATGCATAAGAGCTGCAGGAGGAGTTGAAAATGCGGCAAATTACCATTGCCGACATCGAGCTCTTGAATATCTGCGTCAGAAAAGTTAAAGAGAGGATAGTTGTAGAGTGTTCCTATCGCTTCCTCGATGAAAAAGGGGCTCCGGTCCCCGTGTTCAACCGGCATCTCCAGTTGGAGCCGGAGGGCACAAGGCTTGCCCAAATAAAGAAGCTGCTTGAGCAAATCCATATGTGGGTAAAAGAGCGGGAGGAGTTGGCGTGATGGCAACACGGCTGGTTTTGACGATTGTCTGGGAGCAAAATCGGGCGCCGGCGATTTCCATTGTGGAGCCCCAGAAAGCTCGGTTGGGCGACGTCTTGATGGCGCTGGCGGCAGCGCAAATGGCGTTGCTTTCGGGCTGGCAGCAATCGGATGAAGAGGGGGTTGAAAATGAAGGATAAAATCTCAGATGATCAGGCCATCGCATATTTCAGGAAGATGTGGGGCCTGGATTCTTGGGGCAGGCTGCGCCGCCTATTCAGGCCCTCGGGCTACCTGATTGTAGCTGGCAATCTTGCCAAGCCGCCCGAATGGTGGCTGAGGGAAATGGAGGCCCGGTCCGAAATCGGGCGCAAGCACTTGGAAGTGCTGAAGAGGTATCTACAGAAAAAGCGGGAGGGAGAGCAATGAAGATCGTGTGCTGTGAGCCGGATTTCGACGTAGCGACCCACTGGTGGTACTACTGGGTGCGGGAGCTTGTCGCCAAGCCTGCGCGGAGGGCGGGCTACGAGGTTGTTGAGCTGTATGCTGCACAAGACAATCCGAGCACTTTCAGGGCCGAGATGCAGGATGCAATTTGGTTGGCAGGCGTTGGACACGGCAATGCGGATCAGTTCACGGGGCAAAATACAATGGTGCTGTTGGATGTCGCCAACCCTGCCGATGGCACATTAATGAAGGGGCGATTTTACGCTCCTTGCTCTTGCTCCACGGGCAAGCGCCTAGCACCTTGGCTGGTTGAGGCGGGCGCGGTCGCGGCTTGGGGCTATGCAGATCTGTTTTGGTTCGTTGTCGATCGCAATAATTGGCCCGACGGCCATTGTCATTACTTCGCCGAATCGCACCATGCGGTGGACCGGGCCATGCTAATCGAGGGAAAGACTGTTCGGGAAGCTTACGAGGCGGCTTACGATGCCTTCAGCAAGGCGATGCAGGAAGCCCCTGAGCAGTGCCGTCCGTACCTCATGCACGACAGGGACAATCTCGGATGGTGGGGCGACCCCGACGCGACCATCACGGAGCCGCCGGAGCCCCCGCCCTCGGATCTGCGCATCACTGCTTTCTACAAATTCCGCGATGAGACGGAATGGACGCCGATTGGCGAAATGGAGCCGGCGGGTTTTGAATATCAGCTTACCTGGGAAGTGCCTCGGGAAGGTATATGCCGATTGAGATATGTAGCCGAGGAGGCCAGCGAGAGGGCCGAGGCCGAGACGGGTGATTTCACGATCAAGTTTCCGCCATCAGGGATCACAATTACACCCGTCTACCCTCAAGGTGGCGAAACTATCGAAAGCCGAGAGATTAGGCTGCGCGTCAAGGTGGAAAAAGATTAGCTGCTGGTACCAAGTCCAAATCATGAGCCGTTAAACTTGGCAGGCATGTTCAGCTTGAGGTGTCATAACTATTCTGTTGTGGACAAATGGCTAGATCAAAGCTAGGAGTCCAAACCTTAGTGCCGGAGATCAAAGCTCTAAGGTGGGTGCAGGAGTACCGGCCTGGGCTGTTTAAGATCGTCGTCTGCCGCCCCGAAGATTACGCGGCTTGGATGCGCGGAATCCCAGATGGCGTTATGCTAATAGCGCGCTACTACGGCGCGGGCGACGTTGATTACTGGGAATGGACGGAGGCCAACGCCAACACGCTGGCCGATCTCATGGAGAGGGCCCACGAGGTGCTGCGCGGCCGCGTGGACGCCTGGGAGTGCGTGAACGAGCCGGTGGTCAACTCCGTCCCCAGCATGAAGCGCTTGGCCGCTTTCGAACGCGCTTGGGCCGAGCGGATGCGGGCCCGCGGCCTTAAGACCATCGTGGGCAACTTCGCCGTGGGCAACCCGGAGCCGGAGCTTATGCCTTACTTCCGCCCGGCGCTGGAGGCGGCGGACTACTTTGGTTACCATGGCTACGGCGCGCCGCGCATCCTGAGCGGCGCGGAGTGGTACGCCCTCCGCTACCGCAGGCTGCTGGAGGCGGCGGGGCTGGAGAAGCCCGTCATCCTCACCGAGGCCGGGGTAGACGGCGGCGTTTTGGGCGGGAGGCTGCGGGGCTGGCGTACCTTCTGCACCGATGACGAGTACGTGGCCCAGCTCAAGGAGTTCGACCGCGTTCTGCAGGAAGACGAGCGCGTAGTCGGCGCGACCATCTTCTGTTACGGCAATTGGGACAGCCGCTGGCAGACCTTCGATCTCACTAGCCGGGCGGCCTTGCTCCTGGGGGAGTACGTCGCCTCGTCCAGCTGGGACGAGGCGGCCTGCGGCGAGTGGCTGCGCAATTTACTCTGGAACGAGCTGGGCGTGCCCTACAACCCCGACGCGGCCTTCCCAAGGGTCGCCCGCGAACACGGGCTGGGCCGCCCTGTCACGCCCGAAGGCCGGGCCGCCTGGAGGGGCGTGAGGGTGGCCTTCCAGGGCTTCGCCAACGGCTTCGTGTTCTGCAGGGAAGGCGATTGGGGCAACGTGAGGGTTTGGAAGTGGTGAAAACATCGCTAAAGAGCGGTAACCGGCCGCTCTCAACGGCGAGGGCTGGCATCGGCACCAGAGCGGATGGGGAGGTGAGGAACTTGGCTTCTAACGCCGAAATCCTGCGCTACCTCCAAGAGGCAATAGAGACGAAGATCGAGATCAATACCCGGCACCTGGAGCGGCTGAACGGGGTCTTGGAGAAGCACAGCCGCATCTTGGAGGAGCATGACTCGCGGCTGGGGGAGCATGAGGTGAAGCTGGCCATGCTGAACCAGGAGCAGAGGCATCACAGCGTGAATTGGGACAGGGTGATAAGCATCTGCGTCGCCATTTTGGAAGGGGTGATCATAGCCCTGCTCCTGGCTTACTTGAGACTATAGGAGGTGAGCAAGATGGCCGGTGTCTCCTGGACACCGGAAGAGGAGGCCGACTTGAGGGCCACCTTGCCCCCGGACGGCTGCCTCACGCAGGCGGCCTACCGGGAGTTCGTGGCCCGCAACCCGGCCCTCAACGCCCGCCGCAGCTATCAGGCCTGGCGGATGAAGGCCAGGGAGCTCTTGAGCCAGGGCCGGGCCATCGCCCACGCGATGCCCCAATTGAGCTATCCCGATCGGCAGCCTCCGCCCTGGGAGGAGCGGCTGGCGTGGGCGGCGGAGGCCAAGAAGCAACGGGAGCGGGATGACATCTTCACCTTCTTCGCCACGGCTGAGATCGCCGCCGATTCGCCCGTGGGTGTGCTCTTCACCAGCGATTGGCAGCTGGGCTACCTCGGCGTGGACTACGAGAGCTGGAGGGCGCACTTGGAGAGGTTCCTCGCCACGCCGAATCTCTATATGCTGCTGAACGGCGACCTGATACACAACGTGGCCGTGCACCGGACGCTGCGGGCGGCCTTCCAGCAGGTCATGACCCCTGAGCAGCAAATGCTGGCCGTGGCCGACTTGGCGGCGGAGCTCGTCGAGCGCGGCAAGCTCCTCGCCGTCACCCTCTCGGAGGAGCACGACATGAGGGACGCGCGCCTTACGGGGCATTCCACGCTCATGCAGCTCCTCCGCGACAAGAAGGTGCCCCTCTTCAACAACCGGGGGTGCCTGGTGCTCAAGGTGGGCGGCTGGCACTACGTCATCTACTGCGTGCACAAGAGCCGATATTACTCGTTCCTGAACCAGCTTCATAGCGGGCAGAGGGAGTTCCAGCTGGGCATCCCGGCGAACGTCGTCGTGACTTCGCACACTGACCGGCCCGCTTGGGGGAAGTATCCCTGGTATCCCGAGCTCCGGCGGCTCTTGGAGTACTTGGGCGAAAGCTTCCCCCTGCCCTTCACGCTGGGGGAGGAGGTCTACCTGGTCCAGACCGGGAGCTATGAGGTGGACGCGGAATACGGCGTGAGGCAGTTCGGGCTGCTGCCCAGGCCCAAGCCCATCATCTTGGTCTTCTGGCCCGACCGCTTCAAGATCGCCGTGGTGGAAAGCTTTGAGGACGCGGAGAGGTATTTGGGGTTGAAATGCGGAGGGGATTGATGCCCAACGACTTGGAAAGCGCCTTGACGAAAATCTTAGAGAGGGACCGATGGGGATTGCAATCTGGCCCAATTCGCTGGGAGACGCTCGTGGAGCTGCGCCGCACCTACCGCGACGGCAGGACGAGCTCCGAGTTCCTTCCCTATAGCTGGCGGGGCTGACCCTTGCGGGCCGTCCCGGAGGGCAAGCCGAACGTGGCGCGGGCGAGAATCATTAGATAGGAATGAAAGAAGGCGGGCGAAAGCACAACCGGGAAAAATTTTCCGGTTCTTGGCCCGTCTGAGTTATGTCGAGCGGCGCCTGCGCTTGCGCCGCCGCCAGCGGAGGTACTCGGCGTAGTCGCGGACGGCTTCGAGCTCCGCGTCGTCCATGGTGACGATGAGCTCCATCACCTCGGAGTAGAGCCTGTCCGTCTGCGGGGGCCGCTTGAGGTAGCCCGCCAGCTCCAGCACCCTGGTGAGCGGGGTGTCGGCCCAATCTGCGATGGCGACCAACGTCGCTAAATCCGGCTCGTGGCGTCGGCGGGCGATGTTGGAGATGGTGCCGGTCGAGATGCCCATCTCCAAGCAGGCCTCCGTCAGGCTGATTCCCCGCTCCAAGCAGCGCTGCTGGACGAAGACGGCCAAGGGGTGGGGGTTGTCTATGTAAAATCTGCAGCGTGCGCGCAAGGTAACTTCCTCCTAATGTTAAAATTGCGTGGATTTACAAAACGTGAGCGTAACCAATAGCGCTTCTGTCACGTTATAATAGTAAGAAACGTTAAACGGAGGTAGGGGAAGTTGAAGCGCCTGCGGAAAGCGGCCCGGCGTCTTAGCCTTCGCCAGCTCCGAGCCCTGGTGGTGTTCTTCGAGTCGCTGGCTGCGTGGCTAACGCCTCGATCAAGCTAGCTGCTACGTCCCGCAAATTCGGCGGCAACTTCTTGAGCGCTGCCTCTAATCTGTGGAGCAAAAGCTCAAATTCCTCGTCTGCCCCGCGTTGCGGAGCGAGGCCGCATAGGGCCAGCATGTACTCGTAGTCGCCGTCCAGCGCCTCGGCGAGCTTCTTGAGCGTGGTGGCCTTAGGCAACGGCTGGCGCATCTGCCTGAGCTTGGGCAGGTAGGTGCGGTGCAGCCCCGCCGCTATGCTAGCTTGCGACTAACTCATGCCTTTCGCCTTCCTGAGCCTGTCAAGGTACTCGATCAGAGTCTCGCCCGGCTGCGCGGCTATGCCCTTTTTCGCCATTCTACCTCCTCAATTTCCTCTTACACTTGCTCCGTTTCTATGTCAGCCCCATTATACCCCAAAATTGCTCAAAAGTCCAGCCCTTGGTAGTTTACAATAAATTACCTTAAAATTTTGTAAAATTGAAGAAAAAAACCCTTGACAAAACGAAGTTTTTCATGTATAATATAGGCGAAAAATCTCTCAGGTCGCTCCTTGTTCCCATTTTTCTCGCAAAACTGCTAAGCAACTTATTCAACACATTGAGCCAAGGGCTCTTAGGACAGGGAGCGGAAGGCGGAAAAGAAGATACATAGTGCGAAGTTGAGAGGGTTTTTAGGCCAATGACAGAAAAAGCGCTAAATAAAGCAAATCAGTCCCAGAACCCACAAGAAGCGGAGGGCGCTTTTAGAATTAAATCGCGTCCCCGGCGGGATAACTCCAAGTTGGTCGAGCTCCACGTAGAAGGAAAGTGGCGGCGAAGCAAGTGGTACGATCGGTTCTGTTTCCATTGCGACCGCGAGCGCAGCAGGGCCGTGGAGCTTGAGTGGTGGGGCAAGATGACCCGCTGGGGGCGCGTTGAGTTTTGGGCGCGGTGCCCTGAGTGCGGATGGCGGAGCCAGCCTTATTGCGTGGGCTGGCGGCCGCCCAAGCCAGGGACCATCAATCAATGGGGGCACGTACAAGGCGTGAAGCCGCGCCTTGCTTGTTGATTATAACACTCAATACCAAGATCGGCAAGAAAAAGGACAGCAAGACGATGAGAAAGTGCGCAGCCGTAAACTGTAACAAAGCAAGATATGTATTGTGGCAGCCCAGTCTTGGCCCTAAAGCGCTATACCGACCAGGCTATCATATCCGGGGCTTTGGCGCTATCCCTTTATGCAAAGAGCACGCCGAAATCGTGCGAAAAGGGTTACCTGTTGATTTTCAAGTACGGTGGAAAGGCGCTGTATGGAGCGCCAAAAGCTTAATTGCATAGAAAGGAGGCGCTGGGATGAAACGTGCGGATCGTATTAACATTGATTTCGATTTGCGGGCGATGGGCGTGCCGGATGTGCCCCAGATCGTGGTTGGAATGCCTTATAGATGGCCTTACAACGCTGGGCCTTACGGCATCTATCACCAGGAATATGTCCCGCTAGCAAAGATTCCCGGTACACAACTTTTCATTTCTTGGTTTTGCGGTTTCGTGGAGCCTTGCCCGCACCGCAGCCATTATGGTTTCGTGAAGCCGACCCAAGCAGATTTCGAGAAGGCTGCAGAGGTTGTCGAACAGCTGGCATCGCAGGATCCCATGATGTGGCAAGGCATAGTCCGTAAGGCTTTCAGCGAGGAGGCTTAAATGGTTATCACAAGACAGCTTCCAAAGGCCGAGGGCGTGGGCCTCAAGTTCTTGCACCCTTCAGGCTGCACCTATTTCGAAGGCAAGCCGTTCGCTTACTTATTGCCCGCGCCCGGCGAGAAGTGGGGGCCCTGGTTCGAGCACCCGGAGCCTGCCGAACCGGACGGGAAGCCCTGCGGCCCTGGCCGGTTCCACATCATGCTTAAGCTGGATTCGCATTTCGCGTCGCTTAATTGGTGGCCCTGGTGGGTCCAATGGGCGGGCCGGATCGGGGGCGACGAGCTTAAGGTGGGGGTACGCTGGGTCAGGTTGCGGCGGATCAGTTTACCAGCGTTCTGTCGCGCCCTGCGGCCCCCATTCAATTGGGGGAGAGGCGCATTCCTTTCTGGCCTGAATCTGCCTTATGGCGACTTGCGCGATGCCGATTTTGGCCAGGCCACCTTGCGGCGCGCCGATTTGCGTTACGCCGATCTCAGAGGAGCCAATTTATGTAAGGCGGACCTCCAACAGGCCAACCTTGAGGGTGCCCGCTTAGAGAGCGTCCGCGCCAGCCAAGCCCAATTCGCGCAGGCGCACTTGGTGGGCGCCTTGTTACGAGAAGCCGATCTGGAGGGTGCCCATTTGCGCGGCGCCGATCTGGCGGAGGCCCAATTGGCTAGGGCGCGGCTTCAGGACGCCGACTTGGTCGGGGCCAATCTCATTTTCGCTTACCTGGTCCAAGCCGACCTGCGGAGGAGCGACCTTCGCGGGGCCCGTTTCGCGGAAGCCAACTTAAGCGAGGCCAATCTTTGGGGAGCCGACCTGCGGGGCGCCGACCTCCGCAAGGCGTATCTGGACGGCGCTGACCTGAGATGGGCCGACCTCAGAGGAGCCAATCTGCAAGGGGCCTCTCTAAGCAAAGCCAAGCTTGAAGGGGCAAGACTGCCGTAAGGAGGACAAGATGGGCTTTCGCGAAGAATGCGCAGAAGGATTGCAAGCCGCGCTTGACCGCACGGCAGAGATCGTCCAGGCATTGGCCCAAGACCCTGGTGAGGCGAAGATCAACGAGTGGCTGGAGGCGTACGATCCGCGCGGCGACTGGAAAGCCCTGTGCACAGGGATGTCCTATATTCACGGTCTCGTGACCGCCCGTTATCTAGGTCCTCTCCGCGCGGTGGAGTTCTTGCTGCTCCTGGCCCAAGCGCTTTGGATCCGGGGCTTCTTGGCGGGCGTGCAGGAAGGCCGACGCCAAGCGAAGGCCGAGCTGCTGACCCGCCGATGGGAGGTGCAAGATGTATCATCCGAATGATTTCCGGGCAGTCTTGGAAAAGCTCGCGCAGCCCTTCCCCGCCGAGGTCATCGAGTGGAGGCCGGGGCAGGTGAAGGGCAACCGCGCCCAAGCTCTACCTTACGTGGACAGCCGCGTCTACATGGACCGCTTGGACGAGGCAGCGCCCGGTTGGCTCGACGATTACTCCCTCCATATCACCGATGGGAAGCTTATCGTCGTCTGCGAGCTGGAGGTGGCCGGTGTCCGTCGCTGCGATCTGGGCGAGGCCAGGCTAGACGACGAGAACGCGGCCACCAAAGCGGCGGCCCAAGCGTTCAAGCGTGCCTGCGCGAAATTCGGCTTGGGGCGGGGGCTCTACGAGTGGCCGCGGATTTGGGCGGACTACGACCCGCAGCGCAAGACCTTCACGCCTGAAGCGTGGAAGCTGCTGCGCAGCAAAGCCGTCGAGTTTACAAGGGGCAAAGCCGCCACCACTGCGTCTTCCGTGGAAACTAAGCCGGACCATTCAGAAACACAGCAGCCCCCTCGGCCTTCGCGGGCTCCGCAACCCGACTACACCGCCTTCTGGCGGGAAGTGAGGAAGCGCGGCCTGACTGCGGAGCAGGTCAAGAAGGAGTTGGGCGCCACTCCGAAAGAGTGGCTGGCCGCGCACCCCGGCAGCACCCTGGACGATGCGCTCGCCATCGTCTTGGCGAGCCAAGAAAGCCAAGCGGGGGCGGAAGCGGAGGCCGCGACCCCGCTAGATGCCCTGGAGCAGAGCCAAACGGGCCAAGGCGCTTCCCCAGAGGCCTCTCGTCCCGACCTTTTGGCGACGGTCAAGCGGCCTACCGACCCGCAAACTCTGAAGCGCTGCCTCCAAGGGCTGGCAATGTTCTACCTCCGGCCCGGCAAGAACGGAGGCCGGGGGCTGAAGGGCCCCGCCACGCCGAAGCAGATCGGCCTCGTCGCGGGGCTGCTTAACGGGGCCCTGAAGGAGTGGGACGACCCCGACGAAGCGCGACACCAAGTCCTGCAGCACTTAGTGGACAAGCCTTCTGCTAAGGCCCTGACCAAATACGAGGCCGCCGCCCTGCTCGACTGGCTGACGGGCGGGGAGGGCAGCGAGCTGGACTCCCTCGCCGCGACGGAGGCCCGCGCCGTCGCGAAGGCGGTTGCCGGGAGCGAGAAGGAGGCTGAGGAGCCGACAGGCGGGGACGGCGACGGTGACCCGTTCGCCAACGCGGAGAGCTTCCGAGCGCTCGTTCGGAGGTCCTTCGGGGACGAGCGGGCGTTCTTGCAAGCCGCGGGGCGTTCCCAGTGGACCTTGGAAAAATACTTTGAGCACTATGGGCCGGTAGGCTGCGCCAGCAATTTCGCCACAATCCTGGCCCGACAAGTGGCAGAAAAGAGAAAAGCTTAAATGCCCAAGGAGCTATTGGAGAATCTCTGCCCCGTTCGTGACGCAATTATTAAGGCGGCCAAGAATCCTAGGCTATTGGCTAGGCGGCGGGGCGGAGACTATCAAGCTGCAGGAGAGCACTCATGTGGGCTTGGATCATCTTGATTGTAGGGTTATTCTTCGCGGCCTTGCAGGGCCAATGGTGGCTGGCAGCCGTCTGTATCGCAGCGGCTTTTGCCTTGGCTTGTAATAGTTCAGACACAAAGCGCTAGCCTAGAAAGGAGGCAACTATGCTTCCCGACCTGAAGGGCTTGAGCGGGCCGGAGAAAGAAGCCTGCTTGGAATATTTCAAGGCCATGCAGAAGGCGATCAATCTCGCGCCGCTGCCCTGTTCGGAAGCGACGCTAAACTCCAAGCCGCGTGGCTGGAAGGCCATACAGAAAGCCAAAGCCCGATGGCTTCTGGCGCGCGGCTGGGAGTGGCTAGGAGAAGGCGAGCCCGAATTTGGGAAAGGCATGTTTGGACACGGAGATAGCTGCTACGATACACGGGAATCTTATAAACCTTCTTATGTCCGAGTGATGGTTATTCCCCCTGAGATGGCCGCCGACTTTCAAGAGCTGAACCGGCGCGTGCTGCCCGCGCTAGAGTTGGGAAGCATCAAGAAGCCGTCTCTATTTAAGAGGGAATGGCCGCAAGGCGTCAAGCCTCGCCCAAAGAGGGAGCTGAAGGAGTGGATCGAGCGCTTCTCCCGCGAACCGGGAGACAAGAGGCCTGTGCGCTTCGCGGGCGAGACTGATGAAGTCTATAGGCTACGCTGCCGATTTGCCGAGTTTAGCGTCTATTGGCTTGCTGGCGAATTGGAGGATTGGCTGCATTTGGGCGAGGAACTCAAGGCGGCATATGCAGCCTATCGGAACCGGCTTCGCGACTTAAGCTTTTGGGAGAAACGCCTTGAAATGGCCGCGAGCGCTGAGGACCGCGATGAGGTATTAAACTGGATGCGTTGCGTCAAGCAAGACCTTGAGGAGCTTTGGCATCGAATCCAAGAGTTACGCGAAGAGCGGAGGGCGCTTTTCGGGCGGGCAAAGACCCGTAAGAGGGAAGAGCTGCCGGGAGGGAAGCTGTCCGAGTTCAGGCCAGTCACCTTGCCGAAGGCAACTTGGCCCAAGCGCTGGACGGCGCAGCAGATGGCGTTCGCTTTATAGGAGGTTAGCATGGGTTGGGCAAACCTCGACGAGGCGCTGGCGGATTTGGCCGAGGCCACAGGGACGATGCGACACGACCTTTGGCGCATCGCCGACCTCTGCCGCAATATCATAGACGATTTCGGGGCTTACGGCACTTACAAGGCGATGGCAGGCGTGACGGGCTACACCACCCGCCGCCTACGCACCTTCGTGAAGGTGGCGCGGGCCTTCCCGGAGGAGTGGCGCTTTCCCGATGTGCCATTCCATCTCTACGAGGTGGCATCGGAGACCGAGCGGCCCAGGGAGTGGTTGAGGTTGGCCTTGGATAGCGGCTGGTCGGCCCGCGAGTTGGCCGACGCCATCGCCGAAAGCCAGGGCAAGCGCCTCAGCCCGGTCAAGCTCTTCGACGGGGAAGCGACGCTCATTGCCCACGACTCGGTGTGGACGGTGACGATCGCGGCGGGCCGCGACTGGCCCGACGGGGACGGTGAATGGCCGGTGCACGTAATTTTGAAACGGATTTTAAAGCCGGAGGACCGCGAAGGTACGAAAGGAGGCAGGTGTAAATGAGCACGCGGGCGTTTGTCTTGATAGGAGCTCTTCTCGGCGCTATGACGTGTATTATCGGCACCACGACGGGTACCCGACGGGGCTTGGCGTGGGGAATAATCAAGGTGCTCAAAGCTGGGGCCAGAACGCCGGGCAAGATAGCCGAGCATTTGGACCTAGAAGATTATCGCAGAGTAGTTTCGACAATCGAAGAGGCTTTCCCCTCGATCCAAGCCGACATTGAGTGGATATATAAGATAGATATCGAGGGTGATACGAAATTCACACAATTAACGATTTACAGAACCAGCGTACCAAAGCGCATGCCAGCCTTACTTTTTAAGGTTTGGGGCTCCTATGCACATTACTTCCCGCCAGACATTGAAACCATCCGCAAATGCTTAGAGCAAGGCCATCTCCCTGATTCCTATGACCTTTTCTTCTTGCCAAATGTCGAAACCGAAATGTATATCGTGGAGCGAATTGCCGGTATTGTTCTTAATGCCTTAACAGCTTTCTTTAATAATCCTTGGATTTAGACATCACTTCTGATATAAATTTAATTGAGAGAAGCTTATGGCACGCAAACACCCGCACAGTCACGCGACGCCGGACTGGGAGCGTCACAAAGAAAAAGAAACGGCAAAGCGGCGGCGCCGCAATAAGGAGCGTCGGTCGCTACTGCAGAAGCTGAGGCGGCTGGGCAAGCGCCCAAGGTCTCCCAGCAAGAAGCACCGCACGCGGCGCCACCACCGCAACCGCCGCAGCCGCTTCAGCATTCTGGGCTGGAGGTAAGGTCAATGGCGAAAGGCAGCGCTGCGAAGCCCAATCCCAAAGCGGGCAAGCCGGGCGGCCCACCCAAGCGCTGGTCCCCGCCCGGCAGGAGGGGCAAGGCATGAGCTGGTGGGTAAGCTTGGAGCAGGATGGCAAGCCCGTCGAGGTGGAACGCCATTGGGAAGGCGGCACCTTTACGGTTGGCGGCTCCACCCTGGCGGAGATCAACATTACCTACAACTACGGGTTCTTTTACCGCCATTGCTTGCACCCGGACGGCCTATGGTGGCTCGACGGCAAGCGCGCCAGAGATTGCGTCGGGCGATTGGAGGCGGCGATAAAGGAGCTGGGCGCGAGCCGCTATAGGGACTATTGGACGCCCACGCCAAGCAACGCGGGCTTCGCTTTAAGCATCTTGCTGGCGTGGGCGAAGGAGCATCCTGAAGCGACATTCCGGGTGAGATAGCGACGCTGGCCCGGCATGAAGGGCACCCGGCCACGGGGTCGGGCGAGCCGCGGCGGGGCCCCGTGGCGCAACCCCGCCTGCTGGTCCCTCTTTGGCCTATTGGCGGAGCTTTCCGCTCCGCCGGGTGGGCTGGTATATATATGAGCAGCTCCGACCGGACACGTTATGTGGCTCCGGGAGTAAACTTACCAAAGGTGAGGGCCCGAGTGGCCGACTAGCCGCCAGCCCACTTGGGGGCGCGGAAAGTAACCCAAGATCGCCCAATTGCCTTGGCCAGCACATTTCACGCTATAGAAAGATGTTCAAGGATTACCGAGGAAAAATCCAAAAACGCTATATTGCCTTTACGCGACGCGACGTGGACGAGCTGATCGAGCGGCGCCGCAGCCTGTACCGGGGCAAGCCCCGCAAGCGCGACCCCGAATGGCTGCGGAGGGCCCACGCGCTCGCCAGCGAGGTCATGGGCCTGCGGCAGGCCATCGGGGAGCTGCGGCGCTTGGCCGACCTGATCGAGAGCGGCAGGGAAATCGAGGACTACTTGGAGAGGGGGCAGCCGCTGCCATCGCCCCGGATCAAGGCCAAAAGCGGAACGCTCTACTACCTGCAAGAGCGGGACGCCGCGCTCTGCGAGCGGCTCAGGCGCTTGGAGCGGGAGCTTGGCTCGATCTGGAAAGAAAGAAGGGCCACTCTGCCAAGCTGGATGCGGTAAGAGGGAGAAAGGGCATGGGCTTGGACATCTACTTCAAGGAGGATATTGCGAACATTCTGGCGGCTGTCTCGCAAGCGGCCTCGTCCGCAGGGGCCTACTCTGACGACGCCGAGGCGGCGGCCTTCCGGCAAGGTTGGCAAGCGTGCATAGCTGCCCTAGTTACCGCCTTCGGACTCGGAGATGAGTGGCCCGCGTCGAAGGTTGAGGTTGTGGTCATCGAGCGGCCACGCTTAACCGTTCATGAGACTAAATAGCAGGGAGGTGTAGGGTATGAAAGACGAATATGTGCTGGAGGACATGGAGGGCAACTTCGTTTGCGTCATCTTCGCGCCGCCCGATGAAAATGAGCTCGTTCGGCGCGGCTACCGCCTATTTGGGCCCGTGCCCTGCTTGCCTTATCCTGTGCTGCGGTGGCGGGACGACGAATGGGTAATGGACGCGCCGTATGCGGGGGGCTACTACGTTTGGCGGCTCAAACGGAAAAATCTTCCGAATTACGATTGCTTCACGAAACAATGAGCGCAAACTTGCCCAAAATCGAATTCCAATTTGAGGGTTTAGCTAAATTGGCCGAAATAGCACAAATAAGAGGAGGTATAAAATGTTGGATAATGAAGAAGTTTTACGCCGTGAGTTCGCTGAAGTCCAAGCGGAGTATAAAGATGATTCGCCTGAAAGATTTATTGCGCGCCGCCGAGTCCGTGCCATTATCTGGGAGAAGACAAAGGGAAGATGTTGGTACTGCGGCTGCGAAATGAATCCCTTTGTAGAATTTACCGTAGACCATGTTATTCCGATTTGCCGAGGTGGCACAAACGATTACGATAATCTTGTGCCTTGCTGCCGCAGCTGTAATCGCAGTAAGGGCAAAGCAACTTTGGAGCGCTTTAGAGAGCGGATGGCAGTACGCCAAGCTGGGATCCCGGCCTTTACCGACGAACAATTAGAATATCTATATTCTATTGGTGTCAACGTGCCCTCTGTACGAGCAAGCGAGTTTAAATTCTACTTTGAGCGTATACAGAAAACTCAATAGTGAAGGTTGAGAGGAATCCACCCGATTCAAGAAATGGTAATGGAGAGAAGGGAGGCTAATGACCCAAGGCGGCGTTCTAGAAGTTATCCGCAAAGAAGGAATAGGTTACACCCAAGATGGCAGATCCATCCCTTGGACAGAGGTTTATATCAAGATCAAGGTTGCCTTTCGTCAGAAAGCCTTAGCTTTGCTGAAGGGGCCTAAGCTATCCTGTTTCCTCTGCATAGCCTTACATATAGGCGAGGATGGCACCGCCAACCCAAGCATTGATACTATTGTGAGGGAAACTGGCTACAAGCGCCCTACCGTCTGCAAGGCCTTGGCCGAGCTGGAAGCCCTCGGTTTCATAGAGAAAACCAGGCGGCGGCATGACACAACCCTATATCGGGTTAGGGGCTATGCCTGGTTCGGAAAGAGCGGTAAAAGTAAAGCTAATTTACTTTTAGACGAAGAACGCCGTCTAAAAGTTGGGTCAAGTAAAAGTTCACTAAGTAAACGTTTACGAAATGAACCCAAAGATTATCCAAATATTAAAGATAAACCAGAGTATAAAGATTATAAGCCCCGCTCTCAAAAACAAAACGATTCATCTTTACTTTCCGAGAAGGATTCGCCGGACGATTGGCTCCCTCCTGCGGAGGAACAGATGAAGGTCTTGGCCGCGGGCAGCTTGAAGGCCAAGGAGCTTGAGGCCTACCGCCGGCTCGACGAGCTTTACGCTCGGCTCAAGGGCATCGAGGTGCCTGAAGACGAGTGGCGCTCGGAGCGCTGGCACCTGGCTTGGAAGCGGGTCCTCAACCCCTTGCGCTGGGATACGGGGAAGGCGCTTGAGGCATTGCGCCTCATGGCGACCGACCCCAAGAAGGCGGACTGGCTGGGTCAGACTAGCTCGCCCTTGGCCATCGTGGAGGACCTGATTGACATCGCCCAGTCAGGACGCTTGAGCAGCCGGGACGACGAGCTGAGGGAAGAGGCCAAGCTTTGCAACGCTACCGCTTTCCCCAGGGATGTCTGCCCCTATCAAGGGGCGCCGACGTGGCCCTTCCCGAAGTGCCGGTTTTGCCCGCGTTTTCAAGGCAATAAGCAAAGTGCTAAGGAGCGCGCCCTTCTTGCCGAAGCCGCTTAAGCCGGGGCGAGGAGGCAGGCTTAAAGAATTCCTATGGAGGTGATGGAAGATGGAGTGGGTAATCGAGAATTGGCATTGGATCCGAGAGGTGCTTTGGGTCACGGTTGGCATCTTGGTCTTCGCCTACAGGGTTTGGCGCAACCGCGAGGTGGACAAGTACATAGGCATCGTCCTCGACTGGGTGAAGAAGTTCGCGGGAGAGAGCCTGGAGGCCGTGACCGAGGAGGAGGTCTACGCCCTTGCGGGTGCCGTTTACGACAAGTACATCGCAGCTACCCTGCTTGGCATGGTAGTATCTCGCAAACGCTTCCAGGAGCTAAGCTGGGCAGCCTGGCGTTGGTTCGTAGAACTGGAAGCTGAGCGGGCAATAACCTTTAAGGCCCTGGGCCGTTACTGATGGAAAACCCCGCCCCATTCGTGACGCCCGAGGCTCGGCGGATGATGCAGGAGGGGCATCTTGGCTTAGGCGTGGGGAGAATAGCGCGGCCTTGGATATATCCCACGCTGAAGTGCGGTGCCGTGCTCGCTCTATTGCCAGGTAGACGGCGGGGCGGGGCTGGGACGGGCGCAGTAGGAGGCTGCAATAAGTGGTCAAGTTCATGGACCTGCCCGGCCTCGTTTGAAGGGCGTGAGAGCCCCGCGGCGACGTGTCCGGCAAGGAAGCCTCCTCGCCCTGGCGCCGGCTTTGGCCGCGGGGCCACGCCTGCTTTTCCTGACAGAATAATACTTGAATAATTGGCCTTAGATACTCGGGATTTCGGGTTCAAGGAGGTATAGCATGTTACTAACAATGGATGAATTGCGATTTCGATTCAAGCGCGCTTGCTCGGTTGTCGAGGAGCTGCGCGACGAATACGAGGAGGCGGTGATGCGTCGCTACGAGCGCGCTTTGCGGGAGATGGAGGAGATCATCCCTGAACTTCGTCGCTTGGCTTGGGAGGAATCCCAGCGCAATCGCGAGGCCTGGCTTCAGGAAAAGCGGGAGCTGGAGGAGGACGTCGCCGCCGCCAAGGAGCTTCTAGTCCGCAAGGAGAACGAGCTCAAGCTCGCCAAGGCGGAGGGACGGACGGAGGAGGTCAAGAAGCTGGCGGGCGAGGTGGAGGACGTGAAAGCCCGGCTTGCCCAACTTAATGAACGCTACCGCGCCGTTTTGGGCCGCGAAATCAACTATCGCCCCGATGCCGAATTCGTCGGCACGCTGGGCGAGCTCAAGTTGGCCTTGCTGCGTCCCGATTTCCTTTTGAGCCGCCAATGGGCTAAAGCTCTCCTTAAGGGTCCTTGGCGTTGGGCCTTGGAGGACCAGCCGATTCGCGTCAAGTTTAGCTTAGAAACGGGCGAGCCGATCGAATGGTGGCCCAAAGAACCGACGCATTTGCCTTGGAGGAGATGGCCGTAGATAAAAGGCTAATTAATATATTCTTGAAATGGATAGTGAATTAGCAATCCTCAGAGAGGGAGGGATTTTTAAATGAGCAATGAATTTATCTCCAAGCTTAGTGCTTTGGTGAATGCTGCTATGCAGTTTGGGGCCGATCCGACTGGGCCCAATAGCAAGAATTTAGGTGAGCGCGTCAACGGGCTCACGGTAGAACTTGAGCGTTATGTGGAGAGGTTAGAGGCCGTAGCAAAGGCGGCCAAGGAATACATCCACGATTGCAACGCGCTCTGGCGGGGCGAGCTCACGATCCACGAGTACGCGCCCGGCGAAGACCCGAAGTGGCGATTGCGAAAGGTGGTTGACCAGCTTAACCAAATCTTGTCATCTTGACAAGATTCGTGAGCCTTATTTCCTCGTTGCTGGCAAGATGCATAGAATTATTGTCTTAGCAAGATGCTGAGAGGGTGTTCAATGCAACAGTACCAAGCATCTAGAAAGCAGATTGCAGACCAAATGCGAGCCCACTATAAAGAATTATCGGGAGAGTGTAGTGATTGGCTCTCTGCCATGCCAGAGGCCATTGACGCTTGGGAGCGAGAGCCGGTGCTTCTTGAAAGAATTGCCCGGTTGGAGGCTCGAGTTGGGGCGCTGGAAAAGGCTCTTCTGACCATTCGTGACTGGGCAGAGCACAATCCGGATTTCAATATCGCACATTGGCTATATAGCGTGGCATACACAGCCCTTAGCGCTGGTAATTTGAAATAGTAGCGGAAGAGAGTCATGAGTTCAGGCGCTTGGCGGATTTTAGAGAATACCATTCACATTCTGGGCGTAGCTGATCCCGCAAACTCTTTTGAGGCTGAGCTTATCGAGACGCACCGCTGGTATCTGCGGATGGGCTTGGCCGTGGTCTTCAAGCTGGGCGTGGCGAAAGGGTTTCATAAGCTGGGGCGGGGCTTGGGCTATTGGTTCCCGAAGGCCCCGACGCCCTGCGACTTCGTGGGCTGGCTGTCGGACGGGCGCGTGGTGGCCTTCGACGCCAAAATGCGCCGCGTCCGCTCGGAGAGGGACTGGCGCTGGCGCTACAGCGACGCCCCGGCGCACCAGGTAGCTGCCCTGCAGCTCGCGGAGGAGGCCGGGGGCTGGGGCTTCTTCCTGGTGGCCATCTTGGGCGGCAACTTGGAGGAGGCGCGTGTCGTGCGCGCCAGCCTTCTCGCGCCGCGCCGATCAGTTGACCTGCGGGAGTGTCCTCGTATAGAGTGGAGGTTGAGCGCCCCGCAGTGGGACTGGCTAAGCGCTCTTAACGAGCTTCTCGGCAAGGAGGCTGGCCATGGTTCGACAGCTTAGCTTAGACGCAATGCTGAGGGAAGTGAAACCGCGCCCCGACGGTCGGGCGTGGCTCGTGGTGAGCGGCGACGAAAACGAGGCGCAGGCCATCGAGCGCTACAGAGAGCGCTTCGGCGCCCCGCCCCAAATGGTGCGGAGGGGCAAGCCAGACGGGGCCTGGTGGCTTGGGCCCGTACCCGAAAGGGGGGAAGCTGGCGATGAAAGCCTTCGAAATATTTGACCGCTATTGCTGGGTGATAATCGCTTTATCCGCATTATATTTCGCGGGCCATATTTTGCGGGCCTGCGCGCGCTAAGCAGGTCTGCGTTAGATTTAAGGGATGGCAAAGATGAAGCCGCAGGGGATCAAGGCGAGATTAAAATCATTCGTCCTGAGCGATTTAGGCTTGTTCGACGTAGATCAATGGATCATCTATACCCTCATGTTTGCCACATTGGGGCAGGAAGGCCGCTACCTGGAATCCCTGCTCCAGGGCCAAGGTTGGGGCTTGGGCTTCCTCCAGGCGGCGGTGATTGACGCCGCCGTCTGGCGGTGCAGCGTATGGCTGCGGCGCTTCACGGGGGCCAAGCAGAGGCGGGCAGCCTTGGCGGGCGTGCTCTTCTTTTCGCTGGCCTCGGTAGTGTTCAATTACGGATACTACACGCGCTTTACTGCTGAGCCGCCGCTGATTTGCGCTGCTCTGGCGATTTTTCTGCCTTCTGCGATCGGCCTTCTGAGCTATCTGCGCGGAGTGCGCCTGTCCAGCGCAAAGTTCGGCGATGAATTCGCCGAAAGGCGGCGTTCGGCACCTCATCGTGCCGAGAAAGCTGAAGAGTCCAGCGCAATTATATCAAGGCCTGTGCAACCGGCAGTGTTGGGCGCGCTACCTACGACAATCAGCATGACGGAATCGGTGTTGAGCGGCGATGGTCGTGACGAGAATATGATGAAAGTCTTGGAGAAGCTGAGGAATGCAGTGGGCGGCGACGATTTTGTGGTCAGCAAGGTGCTTCCGCAGCTGGGCTGGGGCGAGACTTACGTGAGGGAAGCGTTGCGCTGGGGCCTGCGGCGGGGCCTGGTGGAGCATCCCCGCCACGGGCGCTGGCGCTTGAGGACTGACAAGTGGCCGGGAGGTGATGGACATGGCAAGACGCGGGAGACCGAAGCATCCGGCGACGTTCTGCCGTCCGCTTGACGGCTGCCGGTTTTGCGAGCGGCGGATGGAGGTGTTGCGGGCCCTTGGGGCTTATCACGAGGCCTACGGTTGCTGGCCCACGGCCAGCAAGCTGGCGCAGCAGTTAGGCCTCACGCCGGGCTCCATCGCGCCGCTGCTGGGCTGGCTGGAGGCTGGCGGCTATGTGGAGCGCTTCCGGTATGCGGCGGGCCGCCGCCTGACGGAGAAGGGTTGGGACGCCCTGAGGGAGAGCAACGATGCGGAGGCTGTTGCGGCGTAGCTTTGAGGGGGGCGCGAGGGAGGCCGACGGCCTCTGGCACGAGCGCTGGGGGCGCAGGGCCTTCTTGGCCGTCTGCGCCGCGGCGGGACCGTTGGCTCTCCGCTACGGCCCCTGGCCGGTGTGGTTCGCGCTGGGCTTCTGGATCGGCGTTTACCTGGTCACGCCCGACTGCGACTTCCTCTCAATCACCAGGGCAGAGAGCCGCTGGTTCCGCGACCCCCGGCGGGGCGATCCCTTGAGCTGGGTCGGGGCCGTCGTCCGCTTCCCGGTGGGGCTGGCGGCCCTGGCTTTGGGGTTCCTTCCTGGCCTGATCTTATCGCATCGGGGCGTTTCCCACACGCCGGTCTTGGGCGCGGCGGTGATCGCGGTCTTGGCCCTGCCCATCCCTGCAGCGCTCTTGGCTTGGGCGGGGAAGCTGGACTGGCTCGTCAGGGCCGAGGCGGGCGTAGTGTGGCTGGGCTTCGCCGCGGCCCACTTGCTTCATATCTTGCTCGATAAATTGGGATGAGCAGAAGTCGAAAGGAGAGATACAAGATGACTAGAGACGAGAGGAGACTGCTCGAGGCCCTGAAGAGCCTGCCGCACGTGACTGAATTTCAAGCCCATGCAGCATACGTACTGCTTCAAGTCAATGGCATAGACAACGCGCTGGAATACGTTGACAGGTTACGTCAGGGTATCCAACCCACATTACCTCTGGAAGCCGCATGGGAAATTTGGCTTGAGGAGAATTCTGCTGAATTGGCGAGGAGATAGAGATGAACGATGGAATAGCGATTGAGATACGCGTCACGGGCCAAGAACCCTTGCGCCGCGTTAGCGAAGGCGCCTTCCTGCTGGTGCTGGTGACGGACGCGGGGGAGCGCTGGGAGACGGCGGTATACAGCTACCATCAGCCCCTTAACCTGCTGGAGATGGCGACAGCGGCCTCCAAGGGCTTAAAGCAGCATATTATCGAAGCATTGGGCGAGCTTGCTAATGCTGCAGGCGAAATAGAAATAGCCGACTAGTGGGATAAATGCATGCCGAAACTAGTGTCGAGCTCCAGCTCCAAGATGAAATGACTGAGCCTGCTTGGGGCATAGCCGCGCTGGTTGACCAGTGGATCGCCGACCGCCGCGCCCAGGAGCAGGCGGGGCGTCCCAGGGGCGGCTCGATCTGGCCCTCCAGCGTGGGCCTGTGCCTGCGGAAGGCCATCTACCAATACCGGGGCTGCGAGCCGACCAACCCGCCCCCGCCGCGCCTGCTGCGGATATTCGAGGTGGGCAAGCTTTTCGAGAAGTTCATCCTGGAGATGCTAGAGGAGCGCGGCGTGCTGGTGGCGGCCCAACTCGAAGTCAAGTCACTATTCTTCTCAGGCCGCATTGACGCCCTCGTGCGGCAGGGCACGCAGCTCTACGTGGTGGAGCTCAAGACGATTCATTCGAAAGGGTTTATCTACCGCGATTTGCCTTATGCCCATCACGAAGTACAGGCCTTGGTCTACCACATCTTGGCCGAGCTCAATGGCTGGGCCCCGCTCGCGCCGCCCCACCTCGTCTACATCTCCAAAGACGATTTGCTGATTGACGAGTACGTGGTCAGCCTGCAGAAGAAGGTCGAGGTGGAGCGGCTGATGCGGGAGGCGGCGGCCTACGCCCGCGACGGGAGGCTTCCCCCGCGTTTGGAGGGAGGGCCCAGGCGCTGGGAGTGCTGGCACGAGGCGGGACAGAGGCCCGCTTGCGAGTATTTTGATTTGTGTTGGGGAGGCAAGGAGAGAGGTTATGAAGCGTAAAAATCTAAGCGATAAAATATATCATGCTATTAAGACTGAATTGGAGACTTGGGGCCATCCCTATCTTCAGTTCCGAGTCAGTGCATTGCCTAATTCATATTGCTTTGAGGCTTGGCATTACGGTCATCGTGTTCTATGGCGCATAGTTCCTCGTGAGATTATAGCCGCTTATAAAGGTGACATTATTCGAGCTATTCTTAGAGAATTCGCAAGCGACTGGTCTCTCTCTTTATTGCGGAGACGTGACCGATCTTGCGAAACTTCAGATAGCGACTAGGCTCCAGGGTTGTCAATTGGGTGTATCAACGCTTCAAATTCGCAGGAAGATATTGAGCCGCAAGCCGGGAAGGGCGATGGCTAGTCTTTTGTCCGAATTCCAGGCCCGGCGGAACGCGCTCTTGGCGGCGCTGGACGCCAACAACCTCCGGGGGCGCCTGGTGAAGAGCGCCGTCGGCTCTCAGCTCATCGCCTTCCGCTTCCGGTTGTGGCGTCCGCTCCGCAAGGACGTGATGGAGGCGCTGAACCTGGCCTCGACCCTGGATTACGCTCTGCGGGTGAGCGGCGTGCGGGTGGCCCTGGAGGGCGGGGACATCGTGATAGAGGTTCCCCGCCGAGGGTTCACGCCCGTGCTCGCCGCCCCGCTCAGGGGCAGGGGATTGAAGGTGCCGCTGGGCCGGGACGTCTGGCTCAGGCCGGTGCTGCTGGACTTCGCCAGCCCCTCCAGCCCCCACGCGCTCATCGTGGGAGCCAGCGGCGCGGGCAAGAGCGAGCTCTTGGCGGCCATCATCTTCGGCTTGGCGCGGCAGAATTCCCCCGAAAGGGTGCGCATCGCCCTGGTGGACACGCGCCGGGCCGAACCTCTGGCGAGGTTCGGGCGTCTGGCCCATCTGGCCTTCCGGCCCGCCAGGACGCCAGAGGAGGCGGCCTCGCTTTGCCGCTGGGCAGTGGAGGAGCTGGAGCGCAGGGAGCGGAACGGGGCGACGCGCCCGGCTATCTTCTTGGCGATAGATGAGGCATTTGACGTCCGAGCCCGCCATAAGGACGTCGAGGAGCTGCTCATGAGGCTCGCCAGCGGGGGCCGGGCCAAGGGCATACACCTGATCCTCGCCACCCAGCGCACCACGCGGGAGGCATTGGGCAGCCCCCTCATACAGGGCAACGTCCTGGTGAGGCTGGTGGCGAGGGTGGCGAGCTCCAGCGACTCGTTCCTCGCCACGACCGTCGCCAAGGCGGGGGCGGAGAGGCTCTTGGGCCGGGGCGATTTCTTGGCCGTGAGCCCCTTGGGCAGGGTAGTGCGCTTCCAGGGCGCGCTGGTGAGGCCGCGCGACGTGCGGGAGCTGCCGTCGGCCAGCCCCGCGCCCATTCCCGCCCAGGAGCCCCCTGCGAAACCGAAGCGCTCTTGGGGCGGGCACAATCGCGTGCCCGACGAGGAGCTGGGCCCCATCGTGGAGTATTTCCTGACCGATCCGGGGGCCAGCATCCTGGGAGCCAAGCGGAGGTTCCGGCGCGGCGACGGGCCGGTCTACCGGGCGAGGGAGATCGCTTTAAGGAGGCTTGAGCATGCGGGAGACGGATAGGGTTAAATCGTTCTTGATGCTGGTCCTTGCTTTGGCCGTAGTGGCCGGGGCGGGCGCGGTGGGCTACTGGTTCACGCATAATCTGTCCCGCGACGCCCAGATAGTTCTGGTGACGCTGCTGGTGGGCGTCCTCCCGGTCATTTTGGCCTTCAGTCTGGTGAGCCTCTGGCTCATCAAGGCCATCGTCCGCGACCGGGAGGCGGACATGACGGAGACGCGGGCGCTCTACCACAGCCTGTTCCAGCAGGCGCAGCGCCAGACGCCGGTCAACTTGCACATCGGTAAGGGGCAGCCCGCCGCGCTGGAGACGCCGCTGGCGAGCCAGCAACCCGCCCCGGAGCAGCTCGTGATTTTGGGGCAGGAGGAGCTTGAGCAATAAGGAGGTGTGGAGAATGGACCGTCTGTTGCGCCCCAAAGAGAAGGCGCTCATCGCTTGGGTGCGCAAATTAGGGAACGCTGAGACGGCAGAACCCTTGGTGGTCCATGACCTTCCCGAAGCCGATGTCCTAGGCGTGGAGCGCCTGAGCGACCTTTCGCCGATAGAGAAGCGATTCTTGAAGGCGATCGAGCAGTTGTGCTATCCGCCGCTGAAGCTGACGGTACGCAACGGCCGGGTGGTCAAGTTCAGTTGGCTGGAAAAGACTTTTGCGGGGCCGGTTTGGCACTTGGAGGTGCTGAGCGAGCGGGGATAGGTCGAGGAGGAGGCGTCATGAGGTGGTTCTTTGCTTTCCTAATGATATTGGGCGCCGCAGTGCTCTGCTATGGCTGCGGCAGGCTCGTGGTATTGGCCATGGCATTCCTATCGCCTTTTGGCCAAGGCCTGGCTATCGGAGGCTTTGTTGGCTTCATAGCGGGCTGGGCCAGTTTTTTGGCGTACGGCTCATGGGTTGTCCGCAGGGAGCGGCGCGCCCGGCTGCGCCAAGTAAGGCAGAAGTTGGAGAGGCTCAATAGCCAGTTGGATGAGGTTCTGGCGGACGCCTTGCGGAGGCAGAGTCAAATGGATTAGCAGGGGTAGATATGAGACGCAAGCGCAAATAATCGAGGCTCCAGCGCCAAATCGTGGTTTGGCTTGATTCTCCTGAATTTGGCTTGGCTGAGCTGCTGAGCGCGGGCGCTTGGCTGGGCTTTTGCGCCGGACCATGGTAACGCTGTCGACGGCGCTGGGCTCTGTGAAGCTGGTGCTGAGCGCCTTAAGGGGCAAGTACCGCCGGGTAAAAAAAGAATAAGCGTAAGCTGCGCCCTGAGCCGGCGCAGGGCTGATAAAGCCTGAGCGGAAGCAGGGGCGTTTAAGGTATATCATTCCTTAGCGCCCCTGCTACTTTTTCCTTGTTTCAGATTTTGCGCCGAAAGATGCTTTTCCAGTCCCTGTCTGTCAAGTGAGGCCCCCAAATCTCCCCCCATCCTTGGGCCTCCAGCGCTTGCTTGTTGTCGGGATAGCACGGATCGCACCAGGGGTGCGAGAAGTGATCATTGGAAAAGCAGCAAGCGTCAACCTCGATGTACTCATATCCGGGCTCGGCGCGAAGCCCGTACGGATACATCTCAAGCTCTTCCTTTGTGATAGTTATACCGATCATCTAAGCTTTACTCCTTTCTAGAAATCGCTTGACGGCCTTCCGGCTTACCAACCAAGTGGAGCTCGACTGCCTGGCGGCGAGCCGCCCTTCGCGGACGGCGCTCATTAGCGTCTGGTAAGGGACGTTGAACTCTTGGGCAGCTTCCCTTAGAGTGAGTTCAAACCAGTCGTTAGCCAGAAAAGCTTCCGCGGGGATTTCCGCGACTTCGTCGCCCAAACAGCGGACATGGCGGGACACGAAATTGTTGGGCAGGTTGTCAACCCTGACCCAGAACCCTGTGGCGGGATCGAAGTAAATTTCGCAGGTTTTGGCTAGCTCGCCCGCTCTTGCGTGGCTTACACTGATGCCCTGCATTCTTCTATCACCTCCTTCTTTAGATTTGATAGCCTCATACTCGAGATCTTGTGACCCCATTACGGCACGCCAGCCATTGCACCCACGGGATAATGCGATAGGGATGCGGATACTGACGGAGTGCGCGCTCTAGCCGCAGGGCGCTAGGGGAGTAATGGCTGGTTGAATACCAGCGAATCTTGTCTTGGCGTCGGAATGCGACCCTGATCCCCCGTAGGATCAATGAAGTAGCCAATCATAAGCAGGCCAGTCATTAGGCCTTCTCCTGTTCTTTATCGGGGCGTTTCCATTCCATGACGATTCGGAGACTGGGCCCAATATTCCAACGAGCGATCCTTGATCGCTTATTAATTATCAGGGCGGGCCCGATGGTATAGCGGTTTAGATTTGATTTGTAAATTATCCATATGGAAAACGGGCCTAGTCTTACCTTGTGTTTGTTGCAGTCCTTGCCTTTTGAGTGTGTAAGCCTCAATTCCGCCCTTGTTGCGTAGGCTTGCCCAGCACATTGGTTCAGGAATAGCGTCCACCCCTTGAGCGTCAATACAGCGTGGGCGGCACCGGCATCAAGCAAGGAATTGGCAAGGCTAGCGATGCGCTGCTTATTGGCGCTCGATGGGTAGGGGTAAATGCGATCGGAGTAGATGTCAGCGCCCCGGCGAGAGATCATAATGGCACCTTCGCTATAGGTGATATAGCCTATATAGGCTTTCGTTGTGTCCTCCTTTCTATCGGGCTGGGCTTGTCCCGGTTGGCTTCTGCCCCTGCCTGGCCCGGAGGACGCTCCGAGGCGGGGGGCAGGCCGGAAGCCCTGCTGGGCGGCTTATTCCCAAGCCTCTTTTATGGCTTCTATCCGATCAATGGCCGCCTCAAGGCTACGGCCTGCGTACCAAGCTGTCTTTCCGAATGGCTTGATCCACCACCCGTAGGGGCGTTGACCGAAAGGGCCGTAGCCCTTCCAAATGCGGGCGGCATTGGCTGCTTGGCCGACCAATTTAGCATAAGCTTCCCTAATTCTCTCTTCGGCTTTCATTCTTGCCTCCTTCATTGGCTTGCTCTTTAAATTGGATTTTCTATCTTTTGCCGGACCTCTCACCCCGGCGTATTCGCTGTGTGGGTTCTGGCCCCGGAGGACGCTCTGAGGTGGGCAGCAGGGTGGGAGCCCTGCTCAGAGGCTCGCTCTTTCAACCGAAGGAGATTCCATATTCCTCCAATTCTTGGCGCTGTAGTTTGCGCGCCAATTTGATCTTCTCGGCCATGCAGGTGCCCCTAGGCCAATCCAGCCTATACCCTTTGTTATTGGCCGGGGCATCGGGAGGGAGGTCTGGGCGGTGTAGCATCGGGGGCAGAGATCGTCGAAGTCCCCGCACCTCCACCGCCCATATCTCGATGTCGCCGGGCTCCTCGGTTAAGAATTCGCTAAGGCAGCTCAGGGAGTCGAACACCGTGAGATCATAGCCCGCTTGGGCTAGGCGGGGTGGAGCCGAGACCCACTCGCCCGGCTTGTAAATGACACGGGCCTCCCCTTGCGCGAGGCAGGAGGTGAGCTCACCATCCTCCCCACGTTTTACGACTTTGTAGTAATATGAGATGAATTCATCGAGGGCGGCGGAGATGGCAGATTTATACATATTGAGCTCTGCACTCTCACTTATATGGCTCTGTAGCTCATCGAGGAATTGGGCATAAATTTCCCTGCCCTTATCGGGTTCTTGCCGAATGGCCCTGGCAAGAACTTGGGCGGTATCCTCGACCTGAATATTCGCTCGCTCGTTCACTTTTAGATATTTATACATTGTGTCCCCCTTCCTAATTGGGCCGGGCTTCTCCTAGCTGGCTTCTACTCTCGTGCCTGCCCGGGAGGATGCTCCAAGGCGGGCAGCAAGGCGGAAGCCCTGCTAGCGACAAGGGATATGATTAATGCAGCCAGCGATATAATTAGCCGCCTCGAAAGCCCGTCCAGGATGTTTGTGATCAAGGAGAATCTCCTTGTAATAATATCCGCCATTGTGATAGCTCCATCTTTCGGGGATTTTGATTTTTAAGCCGGGGATGGCTTGCTGCACTTCCCGGAGGGCTTTTTCAGCTGCCGGCCATTGGCGCTCAGCCACGGACACGCCAGCACAATAGAATCCTTCGGCTACAAGATTATCTCGATTGATCATGATGCCTCCTCTCTATGCCTTCAAATGGGCTGCGACTCGCTTGGCGTCTTCTAAGGAGCCCTTCACCGCGCAGCCGAGCCACTTCCCGCCCGGCCAATTCATTGTGACATCCCAACTCTTGAAGCGATTGAGTTCTACGCGGATCGTGTAATTGCCCGTATCGGCTTCGGCTCCCTTGCGGGTATCGCGCCAAGCCAATTCGCGAGATTCGTTGGAGAAGCTGGGCCACCCCCACGGGCTCTTTTGGGGAATGATTTGGATTCCAAGCTTCTGGGCCAATTCTTTCGCTTTCATCGCTCTTTCCTCCTTTTATTTGGCTTGCTCTTTTAGTTGGATTTTCTGCTAATATTATACCAGAAAAATCTCTTTTTGTCAAGGGTTTTTAGGCAAATTCACAAAATTTTAAGGTTTGTTATGTTAGTATGAAAAACTTGGACTACGAGGACAGCGAGCTGGTGCTGAAGGCGCTGGGCCAGCTGACCGAAAGGCAGCTGCTGGTATTCGCGCTCTGGCTCGCAGGTTTCGGGGCCAAAGAGATAGCCCGGTTATTGGGTTTGTCAGAAGGCACGGTGAAGCGCCATTTAAATCGGGCTCGGCAAAAAATGCGACAATTCGCCGAAGCTTATCTAATCTGTTAAGGAAACTCATGTCAACCAGAAACGCCTTATCGCCGTCTTAGTAAGTAGAGAGATGACTTTTCAAGAATTCGATAAGTTATACGAGAACTACTGGCGCTTAGTGCGCGCTATGGCGGCGGACTACGCCCACAGTCCGCTCGACGCTGAGGACATCGTCCAAGCGGTCTGGGAGCGAGTCTGGGCAGGGGCGCCGACGCCGTCGGAGTTGGCGAACCCCAAGGCTTACCTGAGACAGGTGGTGCGGCGCGTCGCGGACGACTACTATGGCGCCAGCCCCCAAGCGGTCTCCTGGGAGTGGCTGACGGAGGCCGACTTGGGCGGTCGGCTCCCGCTGGAGGAGATGGGTTTGGTGGCCGACCTGCGCGGCAGGAGGTCGTGATGGGGCGCGGGCTGCAGGAGCTTTCGACCGAGCACGAGCTGCATGGCTGGGCGCGTCACGTGGGCAAGGCGGCGCTTCGGTTGGCCTTGGCGATCTTGGCCCAGGCCGCCTGCGATTGGCGCGCCGCGAGGGAAGGCCGCCTGAGCAACGAGCATAGGCGGTTCTTGGAGCTGGCGGGCTTCGGCGACGCGCGGGAGGAGCTGCGGGAGTTCTTCTTGGGCGGCTGGTGCGAGTTTCTGGCCGACTCGCTCGCCTGCGAGCGCTGGGAATTGGAGCGCTGCTACAAGCACGGGATGTTCGCCGGGCTCAAGGCGGTGCAGCGGCGCTGCTCTTGGGGCTTAGTTAAGGGTGAGTACTTGGACTATCTTGCGCTTTTAAGAGTTCTGGAAATAGAGTGAGGGCGGGTGGCGGCGGGGAGTTGGGGACGCGCGCGGATTAGTCGCCTCCGCCCGAATTCGGAAGAATTTTCGGAATTTGTAAGTGGACCAACCTTGCTGGCCAGATGACCAAGTTTCGCGTGTACCAGCTCAGGCTGCGCGGCGAGCCGCGAATAGTGGAGCTGCTCAAGTGTTACGTTCCGGCCCAGCCCGCTACCTTGGCGGAGGCCAGGGAGTACCGGCGGGCCGTGGAAACGCTCTTTGGCAATGCCGTGCAAGTGGAGATATTAAGTGTGGAGCGGCGAACACGTCCTATCGTTCGTTCACTTTGAGGTTTAAGATGTTTAGTGTGATTGTGGAGCAGACCTTTAGCGCAGCGCATCGCCTGCCGGGGGTGCCGGTTTGCGAGCGACTACACGGCCACAACTTCAGGGTTGTAGTAGAGTTAGGCTCAGCTCAGCTAAATGAGCAAGGTATGGTTATAGACTTCCGCGAAGTTAAGCAGGCTTTGCGCGAGATACTCCCTGACCATACTTACCTTAATGAGCTACTCTCGGAGCCTCCTACTTCCGAAGTCTTATCTCGATGGATTTTCAGTCAACTAAGAGATCGTGGCTTGCCTGTTTTGCGGGTTACGGTATGGGAGGGCGAGAAATCGGGTGCTAGCTACTGGGAAGATGGAGTATTACCTTGCTGAGCCGCCTTTCTGGTCAATCCAAGGCGAAGGCTTGAGATCAGGCTGCCCCACTATATTCATTCGGCTGGCGGGCTGTAATGCTACTCCCGATTTCTGGTGTTGGGAGTGGTGTGACACGAAGTACGCACGTCACCGTCAGGGATCAGCGAAGCTTAGCTTAGACGAACTTATATACTTAGTAGAGGCGCGAGCTAATGAGAGTAAGACGGATTGGGTCTGTATTACAGGAGGTGAACCTCTATGTCAAGCGTTACGCCCTTTGATTGATGCCCTCAAGGCTCGGCGCTTTAAGATTCAAATCGAGACCAATGGCACTCTGTTTCAGCCTCATCTGAGGGTGGATCATTGGACAGTCTCGCCCAAGACGGAGCAAGTAGTGGAATTCTATTGGGGTGTGGCGAAAGAGTTTAAGTGGGTTGTAGCTCGTCCTAGCGATCTAAAGCGCGTTCGTATTCCTTCGTATTTCTGGGGCGCTACTATTTTACAGCCCGAAAGTAATCGTCCCGATGCTATTTGTTGGTGCTTAGATTACATCAAGAAGCACCCGCGTTGTCGGCTGGGCTTACAGCTACATAAAATCATAGGAGTGCGATAATGGGACAATTCAATCAACTAGCGGTAGAGCGAGCGGTTTATGATTTACTCATTGCGATAGGCGAAGACCCTTCCCGGCCAGGGCTACGGGATACCCCACGGCGTGTAGCAGAGATGTACTATGAGCTCTTACACTACCAAGACACGCACCTTACTGCTTTCCCCAACGAAGAGAAATATGACCAGATGATCATTGTGCGTCACATCCCCTTCTGGAGCTTATGCGAGCATCACTTGCTTCCTTTCGGGGGTTATGTGAGCGTGGGGTATATTCCTACCAATAAGCTATTAGGCTTATCCAAGCTCATTCGTATTGTAGAGGTATTCGCGCATCGCCTACAGCTCCAAGAGCGGATGACCCAACAGATTGCTAATACGATTCAGCAGCACATTAACCCATTAGGCTGTGGTGTATTAGTTGAGGCCGAGCATTTATGCATGAGTGCTAGAGGAGTCAAGAAGCAAGGGCACAGGACTATCACTAGTGCTCTGAAGGGAGTTTTATTGGACAAACCAGAGGCTCGGATGGAGTTCTTGAGATTGTGTGGGTATAAATGAAAATTTACTTTGTAGACAGCGGTTCATGGGCATGCGTATTTATAGAGGAGCGTGTTAATCGAATCCTTATTAGCTTCGCGGAATTCAATACCCGCAAAGCTCTTGAATCTTACATTAGTCAGTTTGACTACCCCCTTGACATCTTCTTCGATAGCGGGGCTTTCTCAGCTTATTCTAGAGGCTACCGTATAGACCTGGAGGACTACGGGCGCTTCCTCTTAGAGAATCAGCACTTCTTCACAGTATACGCCAACTTAGACGTTATTGGTGATTGGCGCGCTACTTGGGATAATCAACAAAAGCTGGAAGCGATGGGCTTGTCGCCTTTACCTGTGTTCCACTATGGCGAGCCTTGGGAGTACTTAGAGCAACTAGTTCGGCGCTACGACTACTTGGCTTTGGGAGGTATGGCAGGTGTCCGTTCCAAAACTAAGCTTGTTCCATGGATAGCTCAATGTTTCTGTATTATTCGATCAATTAAGCCACATTGTAGAGTGCACGGCTTTGCCTTGACCTCACCGTTTTTATTGCGGCTGTTCCCATGGTATAGCGTAGATAGCTCTTCGTATGCAGCTAGCCGCTACGGCCAAATATTTCTGTGGGGATGGGTGTCGTTGTGTGAGTTGGGATTTAGACCGCTGCAATCCATTTTCTCCGCGTATCTTGGCGTTATTGCGAAAGAACGGCTTAAACCTGCAAATGGTTCTCCGGGCATTGAGGACTGAGCGAACCAGCTCTGCATACCTACCTCTCTTTAAATGCAATGTTCGTACGTTTCTTAGACTAGAGGAGCAAATCAATGCAAATCAAAGACATTCCCATCGAGCTAATTGAACCTAACCCTTGGAATGCGAGGCGTTTATCGCGTGACGACCCTCGCTTTCGATCCATTGTTAACGCAATTCAGATGGATGGCGAGCTTTCCTCTATTCCTATCGTCCGTCCTCTGCCCAATGGACGCTACCAGATGGTGGGAGGTTGGCATCGTACTTTAGCGGCTAAGGAAGCAGGTCTTAAATCTATTCCCTGTATTGTGCGCGAGATGAGCGAGCAGAGGGCGCGCGAGCTTACATTGCTGCTAAACAAGGCGGAGGGCGATGATGATTGGGAAGCGCTACGCGAAGCTTTACGAGCGCTAGAGGAAGACTTTAACCTAACGCGGGAAGAAATTAGCGATCTCACCGCTTTTGATCTTAATGAGATTGATGACTTACTTACCTTTAGCTTAGACGACTTAGCGTCTCTAGCTCAACTTGCCAAGGAAGCGCCCGAACCGGATGATGAAGAGATGCAATGGGTTAGGCGCAGTTTTCGCTTGCCAGCCTCGGCAGCGCGAGTCGTAGACGAGGCCATTCAGCGAGTGGAGCAACAAGAAGGGGTGCAAGCTTGGCGCGCCTTAGAACTAATCTGCGCTGACTTCTTAGCGGGAGCAGAGCAGGATGTCTCGGTGGCCTAAAGCCGTTGTGCTACTTTCGGGAGGCATTGACTCAACGACCTTGGCTACTTATTTACTGTCCCTTGACTTTGAGGTCTATGCTCTTACAGTCGCATATCAGCAACGCCACCAGCGAGAAATCGAGGCGGCCCGCACTATTGCGCAGAGCTTAGGCATAGAGCATCGAGTTATCCAAGTCCCTCTACAAGGCATAGCACGCAGTGCTCTCTTGGGCGATTCGCCAATTCCTCATACCCAATATAATCAAGAGACGCAGAGGCAAACCGTAGTGCCCAATCGCAATATGATTTTGTTAAGTTTAGCTGTTGCCTGGGCGGTTTCTCTTAAGGCAGAAGTTGTGGCTTATGCAGCGCATCGTTCAGACTATGCAGTTTACCCTGATTGCCGGGATGTGTTCGTGAGGCCCTTGCGCCAAGCGATTCAAGCTGGTAATTACTCTGCTCCTACTCTCCTTGCCCCATTCCTCTATTACACCAAAGCGCAGATAGTGGCCCTAGGCTTAAAGTTGGGCGCGCCGTATCATCTTACTTGGTCGTGCTATGAAGGTGACGAGCGTCCTTGCTTGGAGTGCGGGACGTGTCGTGAGCGTACGGAGGCGTTTGCTCTCAATCAAGTGCCTGACCCTGTGCTCACTCCGGAGGAGTGGCAGCAAGCTTTGCAGATCATTGGTTGGAAGGAATGACAGAACCTTGGGAACGTCAACCTGGCGAGAGTTCTAAAGCGTTCTATGCTTTTACTATATATCGCGACCTCGGCCCCAAACGGTCATTGCGCAGGGCCGCGGAGATATACTATTCGGGCAAATCCAAGGTAAATCTGGGGCAGATCGAGTACTGGTCTTACAAGTATCATTGGGTTGAGCGCGTCCAAGCTTGGGACGACTACCAGGACCGGCTCAAGCGGGAGGCGCATCTCAAGGCCGTGGAGGAGATGGCCGACCGCCATGTCAGGTTGGCGCTGGCCCTCCAGGCCAAGGCCGCCGAGAGGCTAAAGCAGCTGCCCGCCGAGAAGATTGGCCCCGCGCAACTGGTGCGCATGATTCGGGCGGGCGTGGAGATCGAGCGCAAGGCGAGGGGCCTGCCCGACTGGCTTATCGAGATAGCCGACCTGAGCGATGAGGAGCTTGTCGCCCGCTACAAGGAGCTGCTTGAGAGAATTGGCGGCGCTGCGGCTGATAGCGCGGAGGAGGGGGATTGAGCTCCCGGAGCCGGCCAGCCGCCGCTACGAGCGGTTCTGCGAGCGCTACCGGGACGACCCGGTGGCCTTCCGCCACGACATCATACGGGACTCCAAGGATATACCTTACCAAGATGAAATACTAGCTGCATTGGTGGAGCGCAAGCGGGCGGCCGTGCGCTCGCCCCACGGAGTGGGCAAGACGGCTGTCGCGGCTTGGGCCGTGCTGTGGTTCGTGCTCACCCGCCCGGAGGACACCAAGGTGGTCACCACGGCCACGGCTTGGCGGCAGCTCACCAAGTACCTCTGGCCGGAGATGCACAAGTGGGCCCCCAAGCTCCGCTGGGACCTGGTCGGCCTCCCGCCTTGGCAGAGGGACAGGCAGCTCCTGGACCTCGCCATCAGGCACGGGCCCACCTGCGAGGCGTTCGCCGTGGCCTGCTCCGACCCCGACACGATAGAAGGGGCGCACGCGGCCAACCTGCTGTACGTGTTCGACGAGGCTAAGGGCATCCCGCCCGCCACTTGGGACGCGGCCTTCGGAGCCTTCGCCTACGGTGATGCGTACGCGCTGGCGATCTCCACGCCGGGCCCCCCTGTGGGGCGCTTCTACGAGATACACGCCCGCAAGCCGGGCTACGAGCGCTGGTGGACGCGCCACGTCACGCTGGAGGAGGCGCTGGCCGCGGGCATGGTCAGCCCGGAGTGGGTGGAGGACTGCCGGAAGGCCTGGGGCGAGGATAGCGCCGTGTTCCGCCAGCGCGTGCTGGGGGAGTTCGCCGCCGACGAGGAGGCCGCTGTCATCCCCCTGGCCCTGGTGGAGGCAGCCATCGAGCGCTGGCGGGCCTGGGACGCGGCGGGCCGCCCACTGGAGGGCAAGCGCGTGCTGGGGGTGGACGTGGCGCGTTACGGGCGGGACCGCTCGTGTATAGCCGAGCGGGTGGGCAACGTAGTGGTGGGCTTGGAGAAGTGGGGGCAGGCCGACCTCATGGAGACTACGGGTCGAGTGAGGGCGCGGCTGGGGGATGGCGTCGCCCACGTGGACGTGATAGGCTTGGGCGCAGGCGTGGTGGACAGGCTCCGCGAGCAGGGCTGCAGGGTAGTCGGCGTGAACTTCGCCGCCAAGACGGAGGCCGCCGACCGCAGCGGCGAGCTTCAATTCCTGAACGTGCGGGCTGCCGCCTGGTGGGGCCTGCGGGAGAGGCTAGAGGCCGGGGAGGTGGCCTTGCCGCCCGACGATGAGCTGATAGGCGACCTGGTGGCCCCGCGTTACTCCTATACTTCCGCCGGCAGGCTGAAGGTGGAGAGCAAGGAGAATGTCAGGGCCAGGCTGGGCCGCAGCCCCGACGTGGGCGACGCGGTCGTCCTGGCCTTCTGGGAGCCGGGGCTGGCCTTGGAGCCTGCCCTGGCGCGGGTGGAGTTCGACCCCCGTGAGCTAAGACGAGGGAGTTATGGGCTGGCGAGATCGCGTTATTGAGTGGCTGGGCGGGGTCCCCCTATCCCGCCACTCGCAGGAAGTCAAGAGGGCCTTCGAGAGCGGCGCTTGGTGGGCGGGCGAGGACGAGCCGCCTCCGGGCGGCGGGCCGGGCGGCTATCGCTGGGGCTACCGCCGCTTGGGGGCAGGCTTGCGGGACGTGGCCGAGGTGGACTACCACGAGGCCATCGAGCGCGTGTGGCGCCTGTACCGCACGAACCCCCTGGCCCGGCGGCTGATCCTCACCCAGCGCGACCAGGTCGTGGACACGGGCATCCGGCCCGTCGCCAGGGACGAGCGCGTGCAGGCCGTCTTGGACGAGTTCTGGGACGACCCCGTCAACCGGATGGGCGAGTTCGTCTACATGGCCGCCTTGCAGCTCTCCATCTTCGGCACGCAGGTGTACGTGGCCTTTCCCGACTTGGAGTGGAAGGACGGCGGCGTGGTGGGCACGGGCCGGGTGAGGCTGGGCTACGTCGACCCGGCGGAGATCGAGGACATCGAGCTCGACCCCGACAACGCCCGCATCCCCGTGGCCGTCCGCCAGCGCAGGGAGACGGGCGAGACGCGGGTGTACCGCGTGATACACTTGGACGAGCGGCCCGACAGCCCCACGCGCGGCCTGCTCATAGGGGCCATGCCCGACCTCAGGGAGGACAGCCCCACCTACGGCAAGCTGGTGGACGAGAAGGGCCGGGTGTACGACGGGAGCTGCTTCCTCTTCCGGGTGAACCACGTGATGAACGGGAAGTGGGGCTGGCCCGACATCCTGCACTTGGTGGACTGGCTGGAGCAGGCCGACCTCTTCTTCTTCGACATAGCGGAGCGGATTTACTGGCTCACGACCTTCGTCTGGGACGTCCTCCTGCAGGGGGCGACCCCGGAGCAGTGCAAGGCGCGGGCCAAGGAGATCGCCACCTACCCGCCGCGCCGAGCCAGCGTCCAGGTGCACAACGAGAAGGAGGTCTGGACGCCCATCTCGCCTAGCCTCGGCCAGGCGGACATAGAACGCGCCGCGCGGGTGCTGGTCTGGTGGATCGCGGGGATAGGCTTCGCCGTCCCGGAGACCTGGCTGGGCTGGGGCAAGGGCACGACCTTCGCCTCGGCGAAGGAGCTGGGCGTGGTGACCCGCAAGGTCTTGGCCAGCCGCCAGAGCGTCATCCGGGAGATGGTGGAGCGGATGTGCCGCTTCCAGATAGACCAGGCTATCATCGCCCGCCGCCTGCCGCCGGACGTGGACAAGGCGGTTGACGTGCCCATGCCCAGCTTGGACGTCCGCGATTTGGGCGGGGCGGCGGCCAGCCTCCGCACCGTGGCCCAGGCGCTGGCGTTGGCCGTCTCGGCCAACGTGATGAGCCGGGAGGCGGCCGTCCAAGTTCTGGCCTACGCCGTCAAGGAGTTCGGCGTGGAGCTGGACGCGGAGCAGCTCAGGCCCGCGCAGGAGCAGTCGCTGGAGCAGATTCGGAAGAATCTTCAGGATTTGGAGCAGTGGGATAAGGTGCCGCTTGGCGAGCCGCTGCCGAAGGGCGAGGCCCTCGCGGGCTGGAAGGTGACGCCGGAGGACATCGAGCGCGCCAGGCGCGAGTTCGACGAGGTCTTGGAGCTGATGGGCGTTGAGCGGGCAGAGCGTTAGGGAGCAGCAGGCGCCTCTGCGCACGGCGGAGCAAAGGCGGCAGTTTGTTGCCCTGCGCCAGCAGCTTTTCCGGCGCGACGCGTCCAACTTGGCGCAGCGGCTCGTGGAGGGCCACATCTCGCTGGCCGACTGGCAGCGCGAGATGAAGCTGCTCATCAAGGACCTCCACGTGACCTGCGCCGTGGCGGCCAAGGGCGGCGACTGGCGCGCTATGACGCCTCGTGACTGGGGCAGGGTGGGCGCGGAGTGCAGGAAGCAGTACAAGTTCCTGGCGCGCTTCGCGCAGGATATCTTCAAGCGCGCGCAAGAGGGCAAGCCGCTTACCTCGGCCATAGCCGCCCGCGCGAGGCTCTACGCTGGGGCGGCGAGGGCGACCTTCAGCCGCATCGAGCAGCTGGTGGAGAAGGCCCTGGGCCGGACAGAGGTGCGCTGGGTGACCGACCCGCTCGTGGAGAGCTGCCCCGACTGCTTGGAGCTGGAGGCCAGAGGCTGGATGCCCATCGAGGAGCTCACGCAGTTCCCCGGCGACGGAAGCACGCAGTGCGACGGGAACTGCCATTGCCACTTGGAGTATCGTTAGAATGCTTTGGAAACTGGCGGCTGAGGCGATCGCCCAAGAGATGAAGCTTTCGGAAATCACCCTGCAAGCGCTCAGGGCCCTGGGCGAGGGCAAGCGGGCCCGGCAGGAGATTGGCTCGCTTCACCGCCGCTGCCATCAGCTTTGGGGCCTATTGAAGCGGGGCGCGCAAGTCAACAAGGAGGACGTCGTCAACGCCCACGCCATCTTGGTGCGAAGGATGAAGGAGCTGGGGCTTAATCATAATATGGTAGATGACTTAGATAGAATCAGCAAGCGCTTCGAGGCCATTTCCTTGCCCGACTTGGACGGCTTGCCGGAGCGCATCCTGGTGACCGAGGACTTCGTCTCCATCGTGGGCAGCGTGGCTCAGGGCGGGCAGGGCCACGACTTGGACGTGCTCATCCGGGCCGTGTTGGACGGACGGGATTTCCGCATCCAGGCGGAGAATGTGCACCTGCCCTTGCGCAAGGCGCTCGACCCAGAAAAGCGCGGCTACCTGCACTTTATTGCGAATCCAAGCGGTCCGCACGCAGATTGTATACCATTATACGACTTAATGCTTGTTCGGAAGTCGCAAATTAAAGTGAGGCGCGTAGGCGAGGCAGACGGCGAGTATAAGGCAGACAGCGAGTATAAGGTAGACAGCGAAGACGAAGCTAGGGTCAGCGACGAGGAGCTGGTTCGCCGCTGGGCCGAGCTTGCCTTCTCGCCCGGGCGGCACTCCGAGCAGAAGCAGTAGCGAGGAGGAGGGTCGCGGTACTGGCTGACGTACCAGCGCCAGTTGCCGAGAATCTCCAGTGCGGCTTCGCGGCGGGTGATCAGGCCCTTGCGCACGGCAACCTCAAGCTTGATCTCGCCGCGCCGCTTGGCCCAGTGACACGTCCAGCAGAGTAGGTGCGTGCCGAACTGATTGGAGTACTCATTGCCTAGCCACTTGCGGGGCACATAGTGGTCTACGGTCAAATGGCTGGTGGCGCCGCAGTAATCGCACTGCATAATCCGGTCTCCTTTCGGCGATTAATTTCGTCAAATATTATACCAAAAAATGTCAAGTTTGTCAAGGATAGAGCAGGAGATTAGGCGCAGGGGCATCGAGCTCAAGCTCGACTTGGGCTGCGGCGACCGCAAGCCCCCTGGCTACATCGGCATTGACAAGAAACCGGGGCCGGGAGTGGACATCGTTTGGGACTTGGAGCGGGGCATCCCGTTCCCCGACAACAAGTTCGACGTGGTCAGGGCGTGGCACTTCTTGGAGCACATGCCCGATCCCATCTTCATCATGGACGAGGCCTGGCGCGTGCTCAAGCCGAGCGGCGTCTTGGAGCTGGAGGTGCCCGCCACGCCGGGCGACGGGGCCTTCGCCAACCCTACCCACAAGTCGTACTGGAACAGGCTCTCGTTTCAGTTTTACAGCGACGACACGTTGCGCCAGAGCTGCGGCGTCCGAGCCAAGTTCAGCATCGAGGAGCTGGAGGAGCGGGACGACCCGGAGTGGAGGTGCCGGTACGTCCGCGCCAGGCTTAGGGCGGTCAAACCCCGCGCCAACGAGGCCATCAGGCCGTTCAGCCGCTTTATCCCACCCAAGCCCGCCATGGCATTTTACACCGAGTTTTTCTCGGCGGAGGAGGCGTGGGAGAAGTGGGCCAAGGACAGGATCGCCGACGGCATCCAAGTCGAGCCGAAGTTCAACGGCTTCCGCGCCATCGTCGAGAAGGCGGGCAGCCGGGCCCGCATGTGGATCGAGGACTCGCCCGGCAAGAACATCTTGCCGAAGTTCCCCGATGTCGAGAAGGCCGTCAAGTCCATCGCCGACGACTTCATTTTGGACTGCGACTTGGGCATTGAGGAGAATGGTCACCGCCTGCCCCGCATAAGGCTGATGACGCTGACCGCCGACAAGCCGGAGCTGGCCCCCGGCCAGCGCGTGGTGGTGACGGCGTTTGACCTGCCTTACTGGAACGGGCCGCTGGACGAGACGCCGCTGTCCGAACGGCGGGCCAAGCTGGAAAGCTTTTTCGGTAAGCGCCTGAAGCCATCACCTAACTTCCGGTTGTCGCCCAAGCGCGTCGCGCGCGACAAGGCGAGCTTCTTGGCTGCCAGCAAATGGGCCGCGTCGCAGGAGATGAGCGAGGGCATGGTCGCCAAGACGCTGTCGTCGCCGTACGCGCTTAGCGGCGCCACGTCGGAGTGGGCGAAGGTCAAGCACGTGGTCGAGGTCAAGGCGATCGTCCTCGGCAAGCAGGCCAACAAGAACGGCACGTGGAGCTACCGCTGCGGCCTTCTGTTGGGCGATGCTGATTACGCCAATACTGTCGAGGTAGACGGCCAGAAATACGTGGACTTGGGCAAGACGTTTGCTACCAAGATAAAGGCCGACGTGGGCGACATCGTGACGGTCGAGGTGGAGGAGATTATCGAGAAGGAGAACTCGCTCCACTGGCTGGGCCCCAAGGTGGTGGACGTGGACAAGGCCCGCAGGCAACCGTACTTCGCCAAGCAGGTGATTGACTTGGCGAAGCGGGGCCGCGTTTACCAGCGGGCAGCCGAGGCCCTGGGCGACGAGGGCGAAACGCGGGGCGAGCGGGCGGCGAAGTGGTGGGCAGAGCACTGGCACGAGGTCTTCCCGGCGTCGGGGCGCGGGCGCTTCGTCTACCAGCACCACTACAGGCACTTACCCAAGAAGGAGCAGAAGCTGGGCGAGGACGAGCTGCTGGGGCTCCCGCGCGGCGTCAGCGTCCACGGCGACCTGCGCTTGGAGGGCGACGACGCGCTTTGGGGCGTATCCGTCTTCCTCGGCAAGGCGGAGGATGTGCGCAAGGCGGGCGGCTGCCGCCTGTGCAGCTTGCCTCCCGACGACAATTTGCAAATCGCGTTCAAGCTGCCGCAGCCCAAGGGCTGGCTCGACGTCGGGAAGCGCAAGCCGATGATGTGGGACCCCGGCGACGCCGTCGAGGGCAAGTTGGACAAGTTCTTCGCCGTGGACTGGGGCACCTACGACATGGGCGTAGCGCGGGAGCACATGATCGAGATATTCCTGCGCGGCAACAAGCTGAAAGGCCGCTACCTGTTGGAGTACGCCCCCATAGGCGGCAGGCGCGTCTGGATCATAGACAGGCCGCGCGACCAGACGCCCTACGCCGAGAGCCACAAATTGGAGGACGTGGTGCGCGAGCTCAGACGTAAGGGACAAAAGTGGCTCATTTGGGCCAAGCCGGGCGCGAGGCCGCGCAAGATTGACGTGACCAAGTTTAAGGCAGAGAGCGTGCGCGAGGTGATTTGGCGGTGGGCCAGCCAAACCTTAAGTTGAGCGATCTTTGGCCTGAGGAAATTCGCGTTGAGTTAAGTAGGGAGCAGGCGATCGTGATCCGTTCCGACGGACGGGTGAAGCTACCCGAAGGCGTTAGCCCGGAGACGGCGGCGTCGCTCTTCTGGGAAGCTCTGGCCCGGCAGTTCGGCGGCGCCTACCGCCAATGGTGGCGTTACAAGCCGCTTCTGGACAAGCTCGACGAGGCGGGCTTCGGCCTGTTCTTGGTGCAGGTGCACGGCAAGCGGCCCGTGGGCGTGACGCCCAAGCTTAAAATCGAGAGGTTGGGAATCTACCGTTAGCTCAATTCAGCTAGCAAATCTTTAGGCCGGGCCCGCCGGAAGGAAGGCCGACGGGAAGGCATATCAGGCGAGAGCTGGTTCGCCGTGACGTGCTTTCCCGTCGGCCTTTCTGCTAGTACGCCGAAAAGGAGGTGAGAAGCGTGGAGGAGAAAGAGCAGCAGAGGGGCAACGCGCTCCTCAACGCCGCCAAGCGGGCGCTCAAGTTGATGGCCGACGGCCTCGCCGCGCTGGAGGAGGACGCCGACAAGGCCAAGGGCCTCTTCGAGAAGGCGGGCGACGTGCTGGCCGCGGCCTTGGGCTACCCCTCGCCCGAGGCCCAAGAGGAGATGGCCGAGGCGCTGCGGAAGGCGCTCCAGGGCGTGATGGACGCGCTCAACCGCAAGGACTACGCCAAGGCCAAGGACCTCTTGGAGAAGCTGTTGGGGCAGTACTACGGCTACTCGTACGGCTATCCCTATGCCAAGCCGAAGGAGGGCGAGGAGGCCGAGGGCGGCGAGAGTGAGCCCGGCAAGGTGACCGAGACCGTGCGGGCCTTCGAGGCCATGCGCAAGGAGGGTAAGGTCTGGGAGGTCACCATCATCCGGGCGGGGCTCTCGCTCAACAACAACTACTACCCGCCCGAGGTGCTGCAGGAGGCCGCGCCGCTTTTCGAGGGGGTCAAGGTCTTCGACAGCCACCTGAACGACGAGGAGTGGCGCGCCCGCCGACAGCGCAAGGTCAAGGAGGAGTACCTGGGCTGGATTGACCAGGTGCGCTTCGACGAGGCGGCCCAGGCGCTCAGGGGCCTGTTCCACGTGGTTGACCCAATCCTGCGGGAGAAGATGAAGAGCGTCTGGGAAGCCGGTCGGCGGGACGAGTTCGGCTTCTCCATTGACGCGGGCGTGGACGCCGAGCCGCGTCTGGTGGAGAACCAGCGCGTCAACTTCATCAAGAAGATTTTGGCCGTCAACAGCGTGGACGTCGTCTTCGACCCCGCGGCTGGCGGCAGGATGGAGCGCATGGTAGAGAACAAGGCAAAGGAGGTGAAGGAGATGACCAAGGATGAGCTTCTGGAGGCGCTCAAGGAGCTCTCGGACGAGGAGCGGAAAGAGCTTCTGGAGGGCTTGACGCCCGCCGAGGAGGAGGCCGAGGCCGGGGAGGCCGAGCCGCAGGCGGAGGAGGCGGAGGCCGAGGCCCAAGCCGAGGCGGAGACCCAAGAGGAGGCCGGGGAGGCCGAGGCGGAAGAGGAGCAGCCCGTGACGGAGGAGCTGGAGCTGCGCCTTTACCGGCTGGAGCTCAAGGAGGAGCTGGCCGAGAGCGGCTTGCCCAAGGCGGCCCGCGACTTCCTCTGGGAGCAGTTCAGCGGCAGGCCCTGGCCCATGGAGGAGGTGCGCAAGGCCATCGAGGGCCAGCGGCAGGTGCTGTCGAGCGTGACCCAGGCGGGCCAGGTGAGGGGCATGGGCGGCCTGCGGATCACGGCCAGGCCGGTCATCGAGCTCGACGGCTTCCAGCTCGCCCTGGAGCGGATGCTGGGCGTGCTGGACGAGGACCAGAGGGGCAAGGCGCCCAAGATCTACAGCCTGCGGGAGTGGTACGTGGCCCTCACCGGCGACGACCAGTTCCTGGGCGTGGTCGCTCCTGAGCGCGTGACCGAGGCCAACGTGACGACGAGCTCCGTCACCAGCATCGTCAAGAACGTGCTGAACAAGCGCATCCTCAAGCAGTGGGAGACGCTGGAGAGCAAGCGCTGGTGGGAGCCCATCGTGACCCACTACGACGAGGACACCATCAACGACGTCACGGTCTATCAGACTTACGGCATCGGCGCGCTCGACACCGTGAACGAGGGGGCGGCCTATACCGAGGTGAGCTGGGGCGATTACGAGGAGACGGCGAGCTTTTCGAAGAAGGGCAACTACATCGGCATCACGCTGGAGACCTTCATGAGGGATAACCTCAACGCCCTGCGGCGCATTCCCGACGCCCTGACCCGCGCCTTCTTGTACACCGTGAGCGACCTGGTGAGCACGGTGTTTACCTCGAATAGCGGGGAGGGCGTGACGCTGGGGACCACGAGCCGCCACCTGTGCAACAGCACGGACGGCAACCTCGGCTCCAGCGCGTTGAGCTACGCCGCCTTCGACGCCGCGCAGACCGCCCTGGCGAAGCTGACCGAGGCCGGCAGCGGCAGGCGGCTGGGCATCTACGCCAAGTACCTGTTGGTGCCCATTGACCTGCGGTCCACGGCCTACCAGATCAGGGACAGCGAACGCGATCCGGACAACGCCGAGAATGGCGTAAACGTTTGGCGCGGCCAGTTCGAGGTCATCGTCGTCCCGCAGTGGACGGACACCAACAACTGGTACCTGATCGTTGACCCGAAAGACATGCCCATCATCGGCCTGCACTGGTACCGCGGCCAAAGGACGCCTCAGCTCTTCCAGGCCGAGAACGAGACCACCGGGGCGCTCTTTACAAATGACGAAATAAGGTACAAGGTACGCTTCTGGGTGGCTCGCTCGGTGGCGGACTACCGGGGCGTCTACGGCAGCGTGGTGAGCTAAGAAGACTGACGGCGGAAGGGCTTTGAAGCCTGCCTGATAGGTTTCCGCCTTTCCCTCTTTAAATGATTGAAGGGAGGTTGCAATATGGGCACGACTAGGTGGAAGAGCAAGCTCAAGTTCAACGGCAGCGCCTGGTGTCCCGACGACACCTACCTTTACTTCGGCGACGACAACGACGTCTCGGTTACTTGGGACGGGACGAACCTCATCGTGGCCGCCGCCGCGGACGACACCCTCATCGAGATCGGCGACGCAGCGGCCACTCAAAAGTCGTTCGACGTGAAGATTTACGGCGACGGGGCCAACGGCGCCGACTACCTGCATTGGGATGCCTCGGCCAACGAGCTCAAGCTGGTAGGCGACGCGAACATCGTTCGGGAGGAGTCGGCGAGCCAGGCCGTGTTCCAGAGCCGGGCCACGGTGAGCTACACCGATACGTCGGCCAAGACGCTGTTCACCATCCCGGCGGGGGCCGACATCATCGGGATAATCGTTGATGTCACCACGGCCTTCAACGACAGCGGCACCGACCTCTTGGACATCGGCACCAGCTCGGACGGCGACTACTTCAAGAACGACTTGGACGTGAGCTCGGTCGGGCAGACCATGACCGGTTGGAGCCACTTGGGGGACGTGGGCTCTAGCGACATCACGGTGACGGCGACCTATACAGGCCAGAACGGCGACGCCAGCGCGGGCCAAGCGACCGTCATCTTCCTGTGGACGGTGAGCTAGCATGGCTGACTTGGAGCGCAGGCTGGCCGAGGTGCGAGCCGCGCTTCTCCGGGCGCGGGCCAAGCTCCAGCGCTTGGAGGAGCTGCGCGACCAGGCCGAGTACGAGGTGGGCTACTTGGAGGGCCAAGTAGCGCTTCTGGAAGAACTGACTCAAGAGGAGGAAAGCGATGCAGGAGAAGGCAGTGATCTACACTTTCCACGCGCCGGGGACGATGAGCGCTGACCTCGACATCCGCTTCAAGCTCCCCTTCGGCGCGACCCTGATCCACGTAAGCGCGGTAGGCAGCAACAGCAACGACGCCACCATTAAGGTCGGCACAAGCTCGGATGACGACGCCGCCATGACGGCTAAGTCGTTCGGCGACAGCGGTACGCCCGCCGAGTATGACGAGGACGACTTCGTCGGCTCCGAGTTTTACCACTTCGACGACGGCGACACCGTGGTCGTCACGATAGACTACGACGGCAATAGTGGCACGGCGGTGGACGACCCCACCGTGGTTCTCACTTTCCTGACCGGCTAGTCCGGCTGCGCGAGGCGCGTATAGCGGCGCAGTCTCGACGGGCGAACCGCGCCTCATAGCCCGTCACTCGCAGCTGGGAGGTTGCCATGGACCTGGTGAAGCTCGCCGTCGCCACTACGGGGTCGGACGGGTCGGCCACGGGCAGCGCCACCTCGGTGATGGTATCGGGCGTGATTTATGCTATCTACTTGGACTACCACGCCTCTGCTCCGGCCACCACGGACGTGACGCTGCGCATGGCGGGGACGCCTTATGAGAGCATCCTCAGCATCTCGAACAGCAACTCGGACGGCTGGTACTACCCACGCCGGCAGGTCTGCGGCGCGGACGGGACGGGCCTGACCTACGACGGCACCCACGCCGTGGCCGAGCCCTTCGTGGTGCACGACCGGCTGACGCTCAGCGTGGCGGGATGCAACGCCCTCAGCCCGGCGGTGACGGCCTACATTTACGTCAAGAGGTGCTAAATGTCCATCGCCTTGACGACCTTCCGGGCCACGGTCGCCAACCTGATACAGGACTCGGAGGGCATACTCTCCAACGACCAGATCGACGAGCAAATCAAGAACGCCCTCGCCAAGTACAGCCGCGAGAAGCCGGACGAGGTGGTGGCCGAGTTCTCCGGCGACGGCGGCAAGTACTACTCCGTCGCCAGCAAGCTGAGCCGCTGGGAGGACGGCTTCTCCGTCGTCCTAAGGGTGGAGTATCCCGCGGCGGACGTCTCCGGCGACGAGGAGCCGCAGATGCTCGAGGACAACGAGTGGACGGTCTTCGAGGACGCCAATGGCAAGTGGCTCTACTTCCCCAACTACTCTCCTAAATCTACGGAGAACGTCCGAGTGTGGTACACCGCGCCCTACCAGTTCAGCGGCTCGCCGGAGGCTGTGGACGTGCCCTCCGAGGACTTCTACGCCATCTGCGAGCTGGCGGCCTCGCTCTGCTGCTGGCTCTTGGCCTCCTACTGCGTGCAGAAGAAGTTCGACTTCGAGGCCGACGGCCAGCGGGTCAAGCGCGGCGAGATGGCGAAGATGTACCGCGACCTGGCCCAGCGCTACGAGGCCAGCTACCGCAAGCACCTCAAGCTGCAGGAGGGCTTGAGCCCCGGCGCGGCCACCGCCGACTGGGACGTGACGCCGCGCGGCTTGGAGTACCTGTTTCACCCGTCCTGGAGGAGGTAATGGCGCTGACCGCTTCGGAGCTGTCGAGCATGAGGGAGGCGGTCGAGGACCTGCTTCCCGACACCTGCGTCATACAGAGCCGATCTTGGCAAAGCGACGGGATGGGGGGCGGCTCTTACATTTGGACGGACGCCTACACCGACGTGCCCTGCCGCTTGGCCCCGCGCCGCTTTCGGGAGAGGGAGGCGGTCGTGGGCGACAAGCTCAGTGTGCACAGCTTCTGGGTGCTGACGCTCCCCCACGACCAGGAGATTGACGAGACGATGCGGGTTGTCGTGGGCGGCGAGACCTACGAAGTGGTCAGCGTCAACCGGGCCCAGAGCGAGCGCGTGGCGGTGAGGGCCGACTTGGTGAAGGTCAGTTAATCTGTGCGGAGATTGTTACTTAATTGGCAACTTTCTGCAACGAAAGTAGGAGCGAGATGTCCTTAAGGCTGCTCTTCATGGCGAATTCGCCGTGGTGCCCCACGGGCTACGGCGTGCAGGGCAAGCACATCGTGCGGGGCTTCCGCAAGCTGGGGCACGAGGTGGCCTACTTCAGCTTCTACGGCCTCCAGGGGGCGAAGCTGGAGGTCAACGGCCTCACGATGTATCCCTTGGCCTACTCCCAGTGGGGCGACGACGTCGTGCGGGCCCACATGGACGACTTCCGGGCCGACGCGCTCATCACCCTGCTCGACATCTGGGTGCTGCCGGAGCGGTTCTTCGAGCAGGCCCGGCCGCTCTGCCCCTGGTTCCCCGTAGACCAGTATCCTGCCCCGCCGCTTATAGTGCGGAACGCCAAGCGCTGCTACCGGCCCATCGTCTACAGCCGCTTTGCCCGGAGGGCCATGGCCGAGCAGGGCGTGGAGTGCGCCTACATCCCGCACGGCGTGGACACGAAGGTCTTTAGCCCCGGCGACAAGCTGGAGGCCCGCAAGAGATTGGGCCTGCCGGAGGACGCCTTCGTCATCGCCATGGTGGCGGCCAACAAGGGCTACCCCAGCCGGAAGGCCTTGCCGGAGGCGCTGCTCGCCTTCCGGCGCTTCCGCGAGAGGCACAAGGACGCGGTGATTTACCTCCACACCCTGGCGGGCGACCAGATGGGCGGCGTGGACTTGGTGGCCGTCGCCGAAAGTCTAGGGCTCCCGCCCAGCGCGGTGCGCTTCGTCGACCAGTACCGCTACACGTGCGGCCTGCCCGCGAGCTACGTGGCGGACGTGTACCGGGCGGCCAACTTGCTCCACGCGGCCAGCTACGGCGAGGGCTTCGGCCTACCCCTAATCGAGGCTCAGGCTTGCGGGACGCGGGTGGTGACGGCCGCTTGGAGCTCCATGCCGGAGCTCACCTTCGACGGGATAGCCACCGAGCCCGCCCAGCGCTTCTGGACGCCGCTCAACTCGTGGGCGGCCGTGCCCTCGGTGGACGCCATCGTGGAGGCGTGGGAGGCGATCTACCGGGGCGGGCTGGGCGACCCTTGGGCGCCCAGCGAGAGGGCCGTGCGGGCGGCCCAAGCTTATGACTGGGACAGGGTGATGGACGAGTACTGGCGTCCCTTCTTGGACGACTTGGAAAAGAGGCTGATCGCCGATGGACTTAAGCGGAGCTGAGTGCCGGGCCCTGCGGATCGGGAAGGTGCCCAGCCCCAAGCAATTACGGGCCTTCTACAACGCCATCGCCAAGGAGCCCGGCTACCAGGAGGCGATGTGCCGCGAGCCCCACCAGAAGGCGCGGCTGGCTCGCATCAAGGAGCTTTTGACCGTCATCCTGCCCTTCGCGCCGAGGGTGCTGGAGTGGGGCTGCGCGGACGGGCTGCTGACGCGCTGGCTGGCGGAGCGCGCCGACTGGGTGGTGGCCATAGACTGGGCCAGGCCCTGCATCGAGCGCTGCCGGAAGCTGGGGCTGAGGAACGTGGGGTGGTTCTGCGGCTCGCTGGAGGCTTATGAGAGGAAGGCGTTGGCCGAGGAGTACGACGGCTTCGACTTGGCGGTGGCGAGCCAAGTCTTGGAGCACTGCCTCGACCCCGTGGCCGAGGTGAGGAGGCTGGCTAGGCTGGCGGGCGGGATACTCGCCAGCGTGCCCATCGCCGAGGAGCCCAACCCGGACGCCTTCAGCTTGGAGGCGCGCCGCAACCCCAAGAAGCCGGGCGACGGCAGCGGCCACATCTGGTGCTTCCGGCCCGACACGTTCAGGGCGCTGTTCAGGGAGGTCTGGTGGTACGAGGACAACGGGATAGACGCCATCATCCTTGGAAGATGAGATGCGCATAGGCTGGCTGCACGACTGGCGGCTGGAGGAGAGGCCGGGCGGGGCCCAGCTCACCAACGAGCTCATGATACGGGCCGCGCCGCCCTGGGCGGAGGTGGTGCGTTGCTGGCCCGGCGGGATGAGGCCCGCCGACGCCTACATCCTCAACAACGTCAAGCGCTTCTCGCAGGAGGAGCTGGAGGCGGCCTGCTCCCGGCCTTACGTCAAGTACGAGCACGACTACTGGGACTGCCCGCAGCCTTGGCAGCGGGAGTGGATCGGGCCGGTCTACGCCGGGGCGCGGGGCGCGCTGTTCCTCTCGCCGCTGCACAGGGACAGCTTCTTGAGGCTGAGCGGGGTGCGGCCCAAGCGCATGGCCTGCGTGCCTTCGCCGATAGACGTGGAAACTTTCCGAGCCGCCCGGCGGAGAGCGGGCAAGCGGCGCGGCGTGGTCTGGCTGGGCGAGTTCCAGCCCCACAAGGGCGTGATGGAGGCTTGCCGCTGGGCGGCGCGCCACGAGCCGGTGGACTTCTACGGCTGGGGGCCGCTGAAGCCCTTCGGGCCGGGCGTGAGGTTCCTGGGGCGTTTGCCCTGCGAAAGGGTGCCCGGCGTTCTGGCGCGCTACGAGAAGCTGTTGTTCTTGCCCAGGTGGCCGGAGCCTTTCGGCAGGGTAGTGGCGGAGGCAAAGCTGGCGGGCTGCGAGCTAATCTGCAGCCCGAACGTGGGCGCTCTTTCTTGGGGCTGGAGGACGCTGGAGGAGTGGGAGGAGGGCGTGGGCGAGGCCCCACAGCGCTTCTGGCAGGTCATGAAGGAATGGCTGTCCTGAAGGAGCTGAGGCGGTTCTTGGCTTGGCTGGACGCTCGCATGGCGCGGGAGCGCGACGCCGACGTGGTCGCCGCGTTGAGCGAGGTCTACGCCTGGCTGGCGAGGCTGATCTATGAGGCGCAACTGGAGCAAGCACAGGGTCAAGGTCGAGCTCGACTTGGGCAAGCTGAGGCAGGTGAAGGGCGCGGCGAGGGAGCTCGTCGCCGAGCGCCTGGAGGAGGGCGCGGAGCGCATAAAGCAGGGGGCCAGGCGCCTCTGCCCCAAGCGCACGGGCCGCACGGCGCGCTCCATTGACAAGATCAGGGAGGGCGATCTTAGCTGGGTCGTAACGCATGGCGTCGGCGATCCCGAGCGTGGCCCCATCGGCATGTTCTTGGAGCTGGGTACGCGCCGCATGGCTCCCCGGCCCCACTTGGTTCCCGCCCTTGAAGCCGAGAAGCCGGAGCTAATCAAGGACATTGAGACGGTGTTCGAGATGATGCGCTGAGGGCGTAGCTCAATCCGGCAGAGCGCCGGTCTCCAAAACCGGCGGTTGCAGGTTCGAGTCCTGCCGCCCTTGCTCATCGAATCCAAAGAGTGTAGGGAGGCTAAAGCATTGAAAGGCTTATTGTTGCGAGCGCTGCTTGTGTTTCTGTTGACTGTGGGATCGTTCATAGCTCAGGGGCTCACCGTGGTCAGGCCGAACGAAATCAGCGTCTTGACCTACCGCACCCTTCCGGCCTATCAGGAGGAAATGGGCTACATCGCCGAGCCGGGCATCTATTTGACCGACCCCTTTGCGGAGCGGATCACCCTGAAGTCCAGCATCCGATGGCCCACGACCCGCGACTACCTCGACGCCGCGCTGCTGGCCGACGGGCTGCGGGACTTCTGGTACGAGGAAGAGGGGCCGCAAAACCCGCAGTCCAAGGAGGAGGTCCTCCAGATGGTGGAGGACGTCAAGCCCTACATCAACGCTTACACCGAGGCCATCGGAAGGCCCGTGGCGGTGGACGAGGTAGTCTTCTTCTGGCCCGAGAAGGGAAGCGGCAGGTACGACTTGCCGATCGCGTATTACTGCTACATCCGCCGCCATATCGCCGTCAACATGGCCTTCTTCCGGGAGTACATGAGGGGCGACGACAGCTTCTTGGCCACCCTCGTCCACGAGATGTCGCACTCTGCCCTGAACTTCATGACGGGGGAGAGCCTCTGCCAGCTCCTGACGTTGCAGGTGCTCTACGACATGGCGGAGGACGGGTATCCCGGCGCCCGCTTCGCCTTCTGGGACGAGCTGCGCTCCTGGTTCATCTGCGCGGCCCGCTACCGCGTATACTACAACCACGGCTGGCGGGCGCTGAGCATCGGGCAGGCGCGCGCCATCGGCCAAGAGCTCAGGTGGTACCACGAGAAGCAAGAAGAGAGGCTTCCCGTCGGCTGGGCGACGCACGATTTCGGCTTGTATTTGCCCTCCATAGGTCGCCAGCTTTACTGGGCATTGACGGGGCATCCCTACATCCTCGACCTCGAAAGCCTCGACAGGAGCCCCTTCGTGGCCCTGACGAAGGCTGTGGTGAATTGGGAGTATGGCTTGCGCGTTGAGGGCTTCCACATTCGCCCCGCCAGGCTGCTGCGCAAGATGGGCGTCAGCTATGGCCTTTTGCGCCGGATATTCGGCCCGAATTACTGGAGCATCGACTGGGCAATCGTTCGGGGTGAAAGGGATGACTTAGATTTCTATCTCAACCTGATTTATAAGGGCGAATACGTTCACAAGAGGGAGTTCGAGGCCAAGCTGAGGGAGGATTTCGAGCACTTTGCCCCGATCTGGTGGGAGTACCTGTACGGCCCGCTCCAAGTGATCGAGATGAAGGGCGCGGGGATGCCTTGCAGGTACGTCACTTGGACGACCGACATCAACGACATTTTGGCAGGAGGGGACTTCGCCATCATTCTCTCTTTCTACTTCGGCTTCGGGGCCAAGATTTCGGAGATGACCTTCGAGGACGTTGGGCCCGTCATCTGGCGGCTTTTGGACGTCAAGCTGACGCCGCAGGTCGAAAGGCGCGAGGGCGGATATGAGGAGATCGTGCCCTTCATCGTCGAGATGCCCCCTGAGCAGCCGCGCGTCCGAGTGTTCCCTACTGCTCCGCTGGTGGGCCTTGTTGTTGTGTCCGTGGACTGGAAGTTGAGGAAGCGGAGATGGAACAAGGCCATGAAGGAACTCCTCTGGCATTACTTCATCAATGTCTGCATTGCGGTTGACCAATTCTTCAACGCGCTGTTCTTCGGCGACCCAGACGAGACCATTTCCAGCAGGCTGGGGAAGTTCAAGAATCGCGTTGCTCCCTACGGCTGGATTTGCTGGCTGTTGGACTTCATTGACCCTGGGCATTGCGAGAAGGCGATCGAGCCGGATGAGGGCAAGGACCAACTTGCGCCGTTCAAGCGAGAAGAGCATTAGGATTTAACCTTTGGAATGGCTTATGTCAGGATTGACTTGGACAGGATCGGCGAGCTGCACAGGCAGGGCGCGGTGCGCAAGCTGGTCACGGAGGAGCAGCGCCGCGCCAACCGCGAGCGCTCCTTGGCGGCCCGGAGGAAGTACTTGGCCCAGGGCAACGCTTGGGGATACCGCACGCTCGACCTGATGCAGAAGCGCGAGGCCAAGCGCCGCCAAAGGCGCGCCCAGCGCCGCCATAAGCGGAAGATGCGATGAACGCTTTGGAGAAAGCCCTTTACAGCAAGCTGACGAGCGACGCCGACCTCGTGAACAAGCTGGGGGGGACTCGCGTCTACAACCAGATCATCCCGCAGGAGGCCTCGCTGCCCGCCGTGGTCTTCAGCCTGGCGGGAGGGGGCTACGAGAACGTCGCCCCCAAGGACGCCCAGAACGTGCTCTACCTCGTCAAGGCCGTCTCGAAATCTAGCCTGAAGGAGGCGGGCGAGATAGACGAGCTCGTTTCGGATTGCCTGCATAGGCAGTCGCTCGACGTCGAGGGCTGGGGCGTGTTCTGGCTGAGGCGGGAGGCCGCCGTGCGCTACGTGGAGGTCGGACCGGGCGGCGAGACGTACTACCACGCAGGGGCCAACTACCGTATTCGGATGGAGAAGGAGTGAATGGATTGGTTACTTTCAGCGATGAGTGCCTTGATGCTTTGGCTTATGGGCAACCATAGCCGGTGGGGGCCCGCTCTAGGACTCTGCAATCAGGTTCTCTGGATGTTCTATGCAGTCTCTAGGCGTCAATGGGGGCTTTTGCCAGGGATTGCACTTTATACGCTGATTCATTTGAGGAATCTTAAGCGTTGGTGGCAGGGGGGGAAGAGAGTTAATGAGGTCAACGGCGAGCGCGTACCAATTGCACAAAGCGGTCAAAAAGCGCATGCGTCAAAGAAATCCTTCTCTCAGTGCGCAGCTTTCTCATGAGAAGATAATCGAGTTGATGGATAGGCTTTCAAAGAAGATAGCCGACAGAGTTCCTTTTGAGACTTGGCAAGAGGCGATGGCTTCCATCCGAGATAGGACATAGCATAAGGAGGTGGAGCTATGGAGCCAGCGGTGCGCAAGAGGCTGGAGGAGCTGGAGCGCAAGGTCGAGGAACTGGAGCGACAGCTGAAGGAGATGAGGGCCAAGTGCGCGCGCAAGCGCAAGGCCAAGGAGGGGAAGTGACGGACTGGGCCGGCGATGACTGGAGATACTGGTATCCCGCTGAAGCCCAGACCACTTCAGCGGAACGAGGCCCCCGCCCTAGGGGGACGCCCCGAAGAGCGGAGACCCCGCGCCGCTTGGGCGGGGGCCTGACGGGAAGGCGGGTTGGTGGCATCGCGGGGGCCACGGGCTAATTCGGCGGAATCGGGAAAAATTTTCCGCTTTCAAGGAGGTGTGAGAGATGGCTCGCTATACGGGCAAGGATCTGCACGTGGAATTCGGCGGCACCGACCTTTCGGGCGACTTCCGTACCTTGGAGGTGACCGAGAGCATCGACATCGTGGACGCCAGCGCCGGGAGCGACACCCACAAGGAGAAGCTCACCGGCCAAGAGGACTGGACGGCCACCCTCACCATCTTGGACACCACGGACGGTTCGACCATCTGGGAGGCCGTGGACAAGGGCACCGAGGGCACGCTGACTTGGTACCCGCAGGGCACGGCCAGCGGCAAGCCCAAGCACTACGGCAAGTGCATCGTCAGCGAGCGGAGCCGCAACTTCCCCTACAACGACGTGGTGGAGATCACGGTCACCTTCGAGGGCAACGGGGTGGTAACCGACACGACGGTCTCCTAAACCGTGACGTAGGAGGCAACGGGACATGACTGAGAAGAAGCTCCTCACCAGGGAGGAGATACTCTCCCTCGACGACAGACCCACAGAGCTCGTCTATGTGGAGGAGTGGGGCGGCTGGGTGCGCGTCCGGGGGATGGGCGCGGGCGAGCGCTTCGACTTCCTGCAGGAGGTGCGGCGCCCCGATGGCCAAGTGGACGCCAAGGCCCTCAGCATCAAGGCCGTCCTGCGCTACGTGGTGGACGAGGAGGGCCGGCCCCTCTTCAAGGAGGAGGACTACGACGCCCTCTGCCAGAAGTCGCCCCAAGCCATAGATACCATCGTGGCGGTTTGGGGCCGGCTTTCGGGCATACAGCCCGGCGCGGTGGCCGAGGCGCGAAAAAACTCCTGAACGAGGGCGAGCTGTACCTGCAGTTCGCCCTAGCCGAGATCCTAGGCATGACCGTGGGCGAGCTCCGGCGGCGCATGAGCAGCTTGGAGTTCACCTACTGGCAGGCCTACCTCGACTTGCGCCAGAGGGTGATGGAGCAGAAGTCTCGCAAGCCCAAGTGGAGTATAGCCCAAATCTTAGAGTGGCTGCGCGAGGCGGAGAAGCTGAGCAGGAGCAAGGCTTAGGAGCGTAATGTGGTCGGGACGGAGATCGCCAGGCTTTACGCCAGCATAGGGGCGGACATAAGCGGCTTGGAGCGCGGCTTGGAGCGGGCCGAGACGCGCCTGCAGAAGGCGGCCGCGGCCATGCAGGGCACGGGCGCGGTCCTGAGCGGGGCCCTGACCGCGCCCCTCATGGCCGCCAGCGGCGCGGCGGCCAAGCTGGCCGTGGATTTCGACGCCCAGCTGCGCAACATACAGTCCATCGGACGCCAGACGGAGGCCCAGCTGCAGGCTTTGGGCCAAACCTTCATCACGATGTCCGCCGACATCACCAAGACGACCGACTCGGCCGTCAACCTGGCTGCGGCCTTCTACGACATCCAGGGCTCCGGCTTCGCCGGGGCGGACGCGATGAAGGTCCTGGAAGCCAGCACCAAGGCCGCCAGCGCGGGCCTCACCACCACCGAGGTGGCGGCGGGGGCCCTGTGCGCCTCGCTCAACGCTTACGGCGAGAGCGCCGACCGGGCGCGGGCCTTCTCGGACGTGCTCTTCCGCGTGGTGGACGTGGGCGTGGGCACCTTCGAGGAGCTGAGCCACTCGCTGGGCTACGTGGTCGGCTCGGCTGCCCAGGCGGGCGTGAGCTTCGAGGAGGTGGGCGCGGCCCTCGCCACCATGTCGAAGCAGGGCATCGAGTTCTACAAGGGCGCCCGGGCCTTGAACATGCTCATCTTGGCGCTCATAGATCCCTCGGATGAGCTCGCGGACGCGCTCAAGTCCATCGGCTACGAGTCGGGCCAAGCGGCCATAGACGCCCTTGGCCTGGCGGGCACGCTCCAAGCCTTGGAGGAGGCGGGCTACGGCGGCACGGAGCAGATGGCGAAGCTGGGCTTCTCCTCCATGGCCCTGCGTGCCGCACTGGCGCTCACGGGCAAGGGCGCGGAGATGTTCGCTGGGGACTTAGAGGCCATGCGCCGCGCCAGCGAGGGCGCTGGGGCCACCCAGGAGGCCTTCGCTATCCAGACCCAGAGCGTGGCCGCGCAAATGGCGAACGCGCGCAACAAGCTGGAAGCCTTGGCCTTGGGCTTCGGTCAGCTGCTCCTCCCGGCCATCACCGACGCGTTGGACTGGGCCGGGCGCTGGCTGGACTACCTCAACAGCCTGGACGAGTCCACCAAGCGCTGGGTCGCGACCACGGCGGGGATTGCCGCCGCCGTCGGCCCCGGCCTCATCGCCCTGGGCAAGCTCGCAAGCGCCGCGGACAGGCTGAGCAGCCTCTTCCGTAGCGCCCAAGAGCGCGCCCTGGAGAAGATAGGGGCCATCAAGCGGGAGGCCGACGTGGACCTCGCCGCGGCCTCCAGCGCCGGCAAGCTCGCCGCGGCCCTGGGCGGCGCGGGAGGGCTGGCCGCGGCCTTCGGGGCCGTGGGCGCGGCCGCGGCCTATCTCA